CCTCAAAAATTCTCCGGCGGGATATTTTTCAGATACTTTTAAGAGGGCTGTAGCTATTCTCGGCGTTTATATCTCCAATATAGGCTATTCTGGGTTGTGGTCTTTGCCTGCTGTTTAAGGGTTTGTTGCTGTTTTCATCTCTCCTTTCAAGATTAAATAATTTCACCTCTTATTTTCTCCTTTAGTTCTCTACAGCCCTTTTAAAAGTACCCGAAAACTATGTATATTTAATCTTTAAAGTTATGCAAACAGTGTCAATGAAAGGAGAAAGTATAAGATGAGACGAGAGAAGTCATCCGATAGTTCTAGTACTTCTCCCAGAACTAGACCCGCAACAACTCCTGAAGCAAGAGAAAACCAATTAATAGCTTTAGCAGTTGACTTAGCAGAGAAACAGTTAAGAGAGGGGACTGCTTCTTCGCAGGTTATAACACATTATCTTAAACTGGGATCGACCAAAGAGCAGCTGGAAAAAGAAATTCTTTCTCAACAGAAAGAACTTATGTCTGCTAAAACAGAAGCAATACGTTCTTCTAAACATGTCGAAGAATTGTATGCTAATGCTATAGAGGCAATGAAAGAGTATAGTGGTAAGAAAGATGATTAGAACATATTCTGAACTAATTAGGCTCCGAACATTTGAAGAACGATTCAGATATTTAATGCTTGATGGTAAACCGGGCGATGTAACTTTTGGTTTAGAGAGATATTTGAATCAAGAGTTATACCATTCTAGACTTTGGAAAGAAGACATTAAACCAAAGATAATTCTTAGAGATCATGGTTGTGATTTGGCCCATCTAGATCATGAAATAGTTGGACAAAGGATTTATATTCATCATCTTAATCCCATAACTATTGACGATGTAGAGAATAAATCTGAGTTTGTTACTGATCCAGAATTTCTTATAACTACTATACTAGATACGCATAATGCTATACATTATGGCGATGACAGTTTCCTTATGCGAGGAGAACTGGTAGAAAGAAGACCTAATGATACATGCCCATGGAGGTGATTAAATGGATGAAAATTTAAACGACAGTATTCTTGAGACCGTTAAGCATATGCTTGGATCGGATACCGATGATCACTTTGATAGTGACATCATAGTCTTGATAAATTCAGCATTTGATACACTTCATCAATTGGGTTTTGGTCCTAAGAAAGGTTTTACTATTTCAGATAGTTCTACTACTTGGGCCGACTACTCAGACGATATAGTAGGTCTTCAATTGGTAAAGAACTACATTTACCTAAAAGTAAAAGTTATATTCGATCCACCTTCAAGTTCGTATGTTCTTGAGTCGTATAACAAAAGTATTGCTGAACTTGAGTGGAGAATCAATGTTCAAGCAGAATCTTCTGAAACAACTGATAGCAATACTGAACAAGATACTTACCGTCACTATGTGTCAGGCAATGTCTTGGTTTTGGAGCCAAGTTCTTCTGAAGAAACAAACTAAAATTTAGAGGTGAATAATAAATGTTTGACATATACCCACAACCCACAAACAACATTGATGCTTTACTGCAACAGACATCTAGACAGATCCAACAGTTGCAGCAAACACAACAGCAACTTCAGCAAATGAGATCAACACAAATGTATCCTACTATGACAGCACAAACAATGCCGGATCAGCAGATGCAGCAACAGAACAATCAGGTTTCATCCAGTGGACAGATGAACGATCGTATGGTTTTTGTAAAAGATCGTGATAGCGCATTGAAGTATAATATGGGACCGAATGAAAGAACTGTCTTGTTCGATAAATCTAGAGATGTATTCTATGTAATAGAGACGGACGCTAGTTGTTCTAAGACTATAGAGACTAGGCCATTCGGTGGACCTATTGACGAAGATTCTACTGATGAGACTAGATTTGTTACTGTAGCTGAAATGAATAAAATGATGACTGATCTAAAGGAGGAGATATCTCATGGCAAGCAGTCTGTTTACCCAAACAAGTCAGGTTCAAACTACAAACGTCGGAAGCAGTATAAGCCCAATGGCACAAAACATGACACTGAATCCGGCAATGGCCAATCAGATTCAAAATGTGAAAGCAATGATGGGGATGTTGTCGGGAACTCCTGATAAAAACAGCATGCTTAGATTATTGGCTAGTAGAAACCCTGCACTGAGTCAGATCCTGACTCTTTTAAACAATACCGGAATGGACGGTAAAACAGCATTTTATAATTTAGCAAGAGAAAAAGGCCTAGATCCCGACAAATGCAGCCAGCAAATAGCTGCTATGCTTCGATAATACTTTTCCGGCCGGATTTGTATTTATATAAACGTAAGTATTTAAGGAGGTCTATGTTATGAGTGAACTAAGCGGTTCAGACATCGCACTACTTAGTAGTCGAGACAATGATGGTATGTTTGGCGGAGACGGCGCTGCATTCTTCTGGGTGTTCGCGCTTCTGATCCTCGCCGGCGGTTTCGGTAATTATGGCAACAATGGTAACAATTGTATGCCTGGTGGCCCTGGTTTTGTAACTCAGGCTGAACTCAGCAATAGTTTGAGCAATCAGACTATTCAGAATCAGCTTCAGCAGATTGCCTTGTCTACTCAGAACAATAATTACGAAACTGCTCAGTTGATTAACCAGCAGAGCGAACTGTTTATGTCCCAGAACAACACTAACCAGATTAATGTTCTTCAGGGCTTTAATCAGGTTACCCAGCAGCTCGCACAGCTTGGTTACCAGATGGATCAGTGTTGTTGCTCTATCAAGACTCAGATGCTTCAGGATAAGCTGGATAGTACTCGTGATCAGCTCACAGTTGCTCAGAATACTATTTCTAATGCTAACCAGAGCCAGTACCTGCTCGGCACCATGGGTCGTTGGATTGGATGGAATACCACTGGTACTCAGTCTATGTCAACTACCTGAGCTAAGTCTTTTGGGGAGGGAGTGGAGCAATCTGCTCCCTTTCCCAGTATTAAAGAAAATTCAAAATGAGTTATTATAATGACAATTTCATGGATGCTATTTCACTAGTTTCTTTCATCGTAGGTATATTAAACTATGACGAAAACTTAACACAGAGTGATAAAGATGACTTAATGTCCGGATTGGATCAGAAGACAAATGCTATGCTTCAACGGTTAGAGAGTGACCTTAATTATCAGAATGATATTCTAGAGAAACAGAATTCCATGTTAGAAGAAATTTTAAAGAGATTGGAGAAATAATCATGGATTTGGCATACTTTAAAGAATCTTTATGCGATGAATTAGATGGTGCCGAAGAGTATGTTATGAACGCTCTTGAAATTAAGCCTATGTCTCCAAGTATGGCTAAAACATTTTTGGAAATGAGCGCTACTGAACTGACTCATGCGACAAATCTTTATAAGATGGCTGAGGAATACTATTCCAACTTAGAAAAAGCTTATACTAACGTTCCTGATCACTTTAAGGAAATTAGAAACTTTATTGTGGAGAAATACACAAAGAGGTACGCAGAAATTAAATACATGCATGAACTGTATAACAAATAGCATCAAAAGATAGGAGGATACGATGGATAATACTAATTACTTATCTCACTATGGTATCCTTGGTATGAAATGGGGAGTTAGGCGTTATCAGAATAAAGATGGTACACTAACTTCTGAAGGTAAAAAACATTATCGAACCGATTCTGGTGATTCTAGTAAGAAGTCTACTTCTGAAGTAAAAGATGAGGAACAGCAATCTACATACGAAGAGAGAAAAAGACATGCTCTTGAACGTGGGTCTGCTACAGAAGTTATGAAGTACAAGAATGATATAACTCCTCAGGAGCTTCAGCAAGCTTTGAATAGAATTAATATGGAGAAACAGCTTTCCCAGCTTAGTAGAGCTGAGATAAAGACTGGTTGGGACACTATGGATAGCGTAATGAAGAAAGTTGGTAAAGTTACCGATTATACCAAAACTGGTATTTCTGCTTATAACCAACTTGCTAAAATTAGCAATACTTTCATTACTGATAAAGATAGTAAATTGCCAATAATAAGTGGAGAATCGGGCGGAAGCAAGAAGAAAAAAACCAAATAATTTCAAAATGATAGTCGGGTGATACAATGTCTCTATCAAATACTGCAGTACCGAAATACTATAGCATGTTTAGAGATGCTGTACTTAGAGGAGATATTCCGGTATGTAATGAAATTTCTATGGAAATGAACCGGATTGATTCTCTTATCGCAAATCCCGGCGTCTACTATGATGATAAAGCAGTCGAAGGTTGGATTAAATACTGTGAGAATGAGCTAACTCTAACTGATGGTTCGGATCTGTTCTTACTAGATTCCTTTAAACTTTGGGGTGAACAAGTATTTGGATGGTACTACTTTGTAGAACGTAGTATACCAGTTCCAAATGAAGATGGTGTCGGTGTTCATTATGAACGGAAGATGATTAAGAAACGTTTGATTAATAAACAGTTTCTAATAGTTGGCCGTGGCGCCGCTAAATCGTTGTATGATTCAACAATACAATCATTCTTCCATAATGTTGACACGTCGACTACTCAACAAATAACTACTGCTCCAACTATGAAGTTAGCAGAAGAAGTATTATCTCCTATACGGACTGCTATTACTAGAGCCAGAGGTCCTCTATTTAAGATGTTAACCGACGGTTCTATACAAAACACTACTGGCTCAAAAGCTAATCGAGTTAAACTAGCTTCTACCAAGAGAGGCATTGAGAATTTTATAACAGGATCTTTGATCGAGATAAGACCTATGAGCATAGACAAACTACAAGGTCTTCGTTGTAAAGTAGCTACAGTAGACGAGTGGCTATCTGGGGATATAAGAGAAGACGTTATAGGAGCTATAGAACAAGGCGCATCTAAATTAGATGACTACTTAATAATAGCTACTAGCTCTGAAGGTACTGTTCGTAATGGACCGGGCGATGACGTCAAAATGGAACTCATGAAGATCCTAAAAGGGGAATATATACAACCACATACTTCTATATGGTGGTATAAATTGGACGATGTAAAAGAAATTAATGATCCTTCCATGTGGCTTAAGGCTAATCCTAATATAGGAAAAACAGTTAGCTATGAGACATACCAACTGGATGTCGAAAAAGCAGAGAAAGTACCTTCTGCTAGGAATGATATTATTGCCAAAAGATTTGGCATTGCCATGGAAGGTTATACTTACTTCTTTACTTATGAGGAAACATTGCCTCATAGAAAGAGAAGCTTCTGGTCTATGCCTTGTGCTCTAGGAGCAGATTTATCTAAAGGCGATGACTTTTGTGCTTTTACATTTTTGTTCCCATTATCTAATGGATGTTTTGGTATAAAAGTTAGAAGCTATATTAGCTCAGTGACTATGGGCAATTTACCTAGTGCTATGTATGCTAAGTACACTGAGTTTATTAATGAAGGTAGTCTTATAGTATTAGAAGGTACTACATTAGACATGATGGTCGTGTACGAAGATTTGGATAATCATATAATAAACTCTAGTTATGATGTGCGTGCTTTTGGATATGACCCTTATAACGCTAAAGAATTTATTGAGCGTTGGTCTAATGAGAATGGCCCATATGCTATAGAGAAAGTCATACAAGGTGCTAAAACAGAATCTGTTCCATTAGGCGAACTTAAGAAATTAGCTGAACAAAGAATGCTAATTTTTGATGAAGCACTTATGACATTTACTATGGGCAACGCTATAACTGTGGCAGATAGTAATGGTAATAGGAAGCTATTTAAGATGCGTAGAGATCAAAAGATTGATAACGTATCAGCACTATTAGATGCATATGTAGCATGGAAGAACAATAAAGATGCTTTTGAGTAAGCAACTGTTGTAAAGGTGGAAAACTGATGGCAGAACAAACTTTTGGTATTAGAGTTAAAAATGCTTGGAATGCATTTTTTAACAATAAAGATCCTACCTATGATAGAGGTCCATCCTATTATTATAGACCGGATCGTGCAAGATTTACTGGCGGAAACGAACGTTCTATAGTTTCATCTATTTATAACCAGATAGCAATCGATGTAGCTGCAGTTTCTATAAAACATGTTCGAGTGGATCAAAATGGCCGGTATCAGGAAACGATGGATTCAAAGTTTAATCAAGCTTTGACACTAGATGCCAATGTCGACCAAACGGGACGTCAAATGATACAGGATTTAGTCGAATCTATGTGCGACGAAGGTGTTGTGGCAGTAGTTCCATACGAAACTACTAAAGATCCTAGATTTACAGATTCATATGATATTTATGGACTTCGTGTAGGACAGATTATAGAATGGATGCCTTTTGATGTAAAAGTTCGCCTGTATAATGAGCAGACTGGTAGGAAAGAAGATAAGATATTTCCTAAGAGTATGGTTGCTATAGTTAATAATCCTCTATATGCAGTTATGAATGAACCTAATTCTACTTTAAAGCGTCTTATTCGTAAGATGAATTTGCTCGACGCCATAGATGAACAATCAGGATCCGGTAAGTTAGATATGATTATTCAACTTCCTTACGTTATTAAAACAGATGCTCGAAGAGAGCAGGCTGAGAAACGACGTAAAGAAATCGAAATGCAATTAGCAGGATCTAAGTATGGCATAGCTTATACTGATGGTACTGAGAGGATTACTCAGCTTAATAGATCTGTGGATAATAATCTGATGTCACAGATCGAATACCTTACTAATTTGCTATATAGCCAACTAGGTATGACCAAATCTATCTTTGATGGAACTGCAGATGAAGCTACAATGCTGAACTATCACAATAGAACAATAGAGCCAATTCTGTCAGCGATAACTGATGAGTTTACTAGAAAGTTTCTTAGTACGACTGCTAGAACTCAAGGACAGGTTGTTAAGTTCTTTAAAGATCCGTTTAAGTTAGTGCCAGTATCACAAGTTGCCGAAATAGCCGATAAGTTTACTAGAAATGAGATCATGACATCTAACGAGATTCGTTCTGTTATTGGTATGATGCCGTCTGACGATCCCGGAGCAGATGAGCTTCGCAATAAGAATCTTAATCAAACAAATAATGAAGTTGGTGAAAAAAATCAAAATGAATCAACTAATGACAACAAATAATTCTTATGATTACCTATCTCACTACGGGATAATGGGTGTGAAATGGGGAGTTAGACGATATCAGAATGAGGATGGCTCATTGACGGAAGCTGGCAAAAAACGACAGGCACGTCAAGATGAAAAAAGAGCTAATAGGATAGATATCGCCACTAATAGAATGCAATCCAGAATAAAAGTGACCAACGATATCGCCGATGTAGATCGTCTTTCTAAGAAAATAGGTTGGAAAAATACTACAAAAGCAGCACAAGCAAATGTAGAAGCTAAAAAAGTAAAGGATATTACTAATGAAATTCTAAAAGATGATAATCGACTAGAGAGTATTGGTAAGTATACTAAAAATGTTCGCGTTGCCACCATAACAGGAACTGCAATAGGAACTGCTGCTTCTGCTGTCCTTGGTTTTGCTACAGTGGCTAGTATAACGTCATCTCCTGTAGGAGCAATAGCGGCTGGTGTTATTGCCGGTACTGCGCCTCTTATAGCAGGCGAAAAATTCTATGATAAGACATTTTATTGATGCTTTTCGAGGATAACTAAATGAGTAGAAAATGTGATTTTAGTGGCTGGGCCACACGAAATGATATACGTTGTACTGATGGGCGTACTATCAAACGAAATGCATTCGTTGAACAAGACGGCCTAGAAGTTCCCCTTGTTTGGATGCATAAGCATGACGACCCCGAAATGGTATTAGGACATATGAAGTTGGAGAATAGACCAGAAGGTGTATATGCTTACGGTTACTTCAATAATACCAGTCAAGGTCAGCATGCTAAAAGTGCTATCAAAAATGGCGATATAAATTCTATGTCCATTTGGGCGAATAATCTTACTCAAAGAGCAGGTGATGTTCTTCATGGTAAGATAAGAGAAGTTAGTCTCGTTCTTGCCGGAGCAAATCCTGGTGCTCTTATTGATTGTCCGGTAGTTGCTCATGCCGATGGAATGGTAGAGACTTTGCAAGACGAAGCGATAATTTATACTGGTGAACAAATCATCATTCATTCTGATGACGACATACCAGATGATACTATCGAACATGTTGAGAAAAGTGAGGATGATACAAAAATGGCAGAAGATAAAGAAAAAGATAATGATAAAGAGAGAACTGTTCAGGATGTTGTAGATGGTATGACTGAAGAGCAGCGCAATGTCCTGTATTATATTGTTGGCGAAGCTGTTAAAGATGCTGGTTCCAATAAATCAACTGAAACCAATGGAGGTTCTGAAATGAAGCATAATGTATTTGATGTTGAAGACACTAACGATGAGAATACTCTGAGTCACGATGAGATGCAGACTATTCTTAGAGATGGTAAGCGTCTTGGTTCCCTGAAAGAGGGATATTTGGCCCATGCTGACGAGTATGGCATTAAGAATATTGGATATTTGTTCCCTGATGCTCGTACCACCACTGCCACTCCTGATTTTATCAAGAGAGATATGGGTTGGGTGACCACTGTTATGAATGGTGTTCACAAGACTCCCTTTAGCCGTATTAAATCTATTCAGGCTGATATTACTGAGGATGAGGCAAGAGCTAAGGGTTATATTAAGGGTAAGCAGAAGAAGGAAGAGGTCTTCTCTTTGCTGAAGAGATCCACTACTCCTACTACTATTTACAAGAAGCAGAAGCTTGATCGTGACGATGTCGTTGATATTACTGACTTCGATGTTGTTGCATGGCTGAAGACCGAGATGCGTATGATGCTCAATGAGGAAATTGCTCGTGCAGTTCTGATTGGTGATGGCCGTCTGGCATCTGACGATGATAAGATCAACGAGAGTAATATTCGTCCTATCATGAAGGATACTTCCAACGATCTGTATGCAATTAAGGTTGTCGTAGAACTGCCTGCAAATGCTACCGACGATGATAAGGCCAAGGCTATTATTAGAGCAATTATTAAGGCTCGTAAGCAGTACAAGGGTTCTGGTAAACCCGATCTGTTCACTACCGAGGACTTTGTGACTGATGCTCTGCTGCTTGAAGATAACATTGGTAGAGTTCTGTATGAGGACGAGGGCAAGCTGGCTACTAAGCTTCGTGTTGGTAGCATTGTTTCTGTTCCTGTTATGGAGGGTGTTAAGGAGTCCGATGACAGCGATCTGGAGCTTGCAGGTATTGTTGTCAACCTTGATGACTATAACATTGGCGCTGATAAGGGCGGTGAGGTCAACATGTTCGACGACTTTGACATCGACTTTAACCAGCAGAAGTATCTGATTGAGACTCGTTGCTCTGGCGCTCTGCGTATTCCTAAGTCTGCTCTGGTAATCTTTACCAAGACTGCTACTGCTTGATTTAGGTCAAAATGACTAATGATTAGGCGGCTTATATGTTTAGGTCGCCTAATATTTTTAAAAGGAGAAGGTTTCTATGGCTAAGTTTTATGGAATAGTTGGCTATATTCGCAACGAGAAAGTAAAACCGGGCGTCTATAAACCAACTCCTATTGAAAGAAAGTATTCTGGAGAAGTATTAAAGAAAAGTTATAAATGGCAAACCGGTGAGAAAGTTAATTCTGATATTTCAGTTGAGAATCGTATCTCCATAGTTTCCGATGATTTCGCCAGAGAGAATTACGGCTATATAAGATACGTCATATGGATGGGTACCAAATGGAAAGTAACTGGTATAGAGGTTAATTATCCTAGACTTATATTATCGATTGGAGACATATATAATGACAACTGAACAAGAGACATACTTTGAAGTTAGACGTTTGCAGTTTGACAAAAAACTATGCGGGATTTTGGGAAGCGATCATGTATATTTTCAACCACCAGAATCAATTCAATTGAAATACCCCTGCATTATTTACCAACGAAATAATGTAGACATAGAGTTTGCCAATAATCGAACTTATAACTCTAGAATACAGTATCTTGTCACGATTATAGATGAAGATCCTGATTCCATAATCATAGACAAGCTTATGAAGAATTTTTCTATGTGTAATTTTTCTAGACATTATGTGGCTGATAATCTCAACCATGACATGTTTGTAATTTATTATTAAGGAGGACAAAAGATGTCTAAACTTGAATGGGACAAAACCACAGAGAGATACTACGAGACTGGTGTGGACAGAGGTGTTCTGTTTGTTTCTAAGTCTTCAGGCGGTTATGCTCCTGGCGTAGCATGGAGCGGCCTTACCGGTGTAACTGAGAGTCCTGATGGCGCAGAAGCTAACGATATGTATGCGGATAACATCAAGTATTTGAGTATTCGTTCTGCTGAGACTTTCGGTGCAACTATTGAAGCATATTATTACCCCGATGAGTTTGCAGAGTGCGATGGTTCTGCAGAGATTGCTGATGGCGTAGTTATTGGCCAGCAGACTAGAAAGTCTTTCGGTCTGTCTTATAGAACTGCCCTTGGTAATGATACTGAGTTCGAGGATCATGGTTATAAGATTCACATCATCTATGGTGCTACTGTATCTCCTTCTGAGAAAGCATATCAGACTATTAATGATAGTCCTGAGGCCATTACTTTCTCTTGGGAAGTAACTACTACCCCTGTAAATGTCACCGGCTTTAAGCCCACCGCATCTCTTACCATTGATTCTACTAAGGTTTCTAAGGATAAACTCAAGAAGATTGAGGACAAGCTCTATGGCACCGAAGATAGTGAGCCTACTCTTCTGCTTCCTGATGAGATTATTGAACTGCTCGCTGCTTAATAGTATTTTTATATCTTGAAAGGAGAATAAAAGATGTATAGACGCGAACTTACCTACACAGACTTTGACGGAGAGGAAAGGACCGAAACAGTATATTTCAACTTTTCCGAAGCAGAACTTGCCGAGATGGAACTGAAAACTGAGGGTGGCATGTCTGAATATTTGAATCGCATTGTTAATTCCAAGAATAAGGTAGAACTTGTTGCCGTGTTTAAGAAGCTTCTTCTTGAGGCATATGGCGAAAAGAGCACCGATGGCAGACGCTTTATTAAGTCTAAAGAACTATCCGAAGCATTCTCTCAGACACCAATGTATTCTATGTTGTTCATGGAATTTGCTACCGATACCGATAAGGCGACCGAATTCTTTAAGTCGATCATCCCTCAGCAATTAAATCAATAATTTAATATAGTTTAAAGTTAGGAGGCTAGAGTATGCTCGTTGTTAATATACCAGAAACAGAAGGATACGATTCCAGAAAGAATCTGTTTTACAACGTAAAATCTCAAACGATTAGTTTTGAACATTCTCTAGTCTCCATTTCTAAATGGGAGTCAAAATGGCATAAACCATTTTTAGAAAAAAGCGAAAAGACTGAAGAAGAGACTATTGATTACATTAAATGCATGACCATAACTCCAAATGTTAGTGACGATGTTTATGTAATTATATCTCGGTCTAGTTCGATACTAAAACAAATAAAGGATTATATTGATGATCCTATGACAGCTACTACATTCTCTAATATTAATGGCCCTCCTAATAGGGAGATAATAACTTCGGAAATTATATATTATTGGATGACGGCTTTAAATATACCTTTTGAATGCCAGAAATGGCATCTTAATAGATTGTTAACTTTAATAAAAGTTTGTAACATAAAGAACTCTCCTTCTAAGAAAATGCCGCAGAAAGAAGCTATGTCAAGACAGAGAAGCTTAAATGCTGCCAGAAGAAGAGCTCATCATTCTAGAGGATAACGATGATTGTAATTAGCCAAAAAGGAAATTTTAACAAGACAACTAAATTTTTAAAGAAAGCACAGAAAGCTGATTATTTAAAAGTTTTAGAGAAATATGGAGAAGAGGGAGTTTTAGCACTTTCTTCGGCTACTCCCATAGATACAGGAAAAACTGCTAGTTCATGGGGATATGAAATTGTTAAAACATCCAAAGGCTATTCATTATATTGGACTAACTCCAATGTTAACAACCATGTTCAGATAGCAGTAATTATACAAACTGGGCATGGAACTAGAAACGGAGGGTATGTCCAAGGTCGTGATTATATCAACCCTGCTTTACGACCTATATTTGACAAAATCGCAGATTCTGCTTGGAAGGAGCTGACTAGAGTATGAGTGATATCGATCAAAGAGTAGTAGAAATGCAGTTTGACAATAAAGACTTTGAGAAAAATGTCAAAACTAGTCTTAATACTCTTGACAAACTTAAGAATAGTCTTAAACTGGAAGATTCCGCTAAAGGACTTGAAGAGCTTTCCAAAGCAGGCAAATCTTTTACATTAGATAATATTGCCGATAGTTGTGATGAAATTGCTGACAGATTCTCGACTATGGGTATAATTGGTATGCGAGTTTTAGAGAATTTAACCGATTCTGCGATGAGATTCGCTACTAATTTTGTTAAATCTGTTAGTGTTGATCAGATAACTTCTGGTTGGACAAAGTATGAACAGAAAACTGCATCTGTCCAAACTTTGATGAACTCAACTGGTAAATCCATTGATGAAATAAATGGATATTTGAACAAGTTAATGTGGTTCTCTGATGAAACCAGCTATGGTTTTACAGATATGACTTCATCATTGGCGCAGTTGACCACTTCTGGTGGAGACATAGATAAGCTTATTCCAATGATTGAGGGTATAGCCAACGCTACTGCGTATGCTGGTAAGGGAACCGCAGAATTTAGCAGAGCAATTTATAACCTGAATCAGTCTTATAGTGCTGGTTATTTGCAGTACATGGACTGGAAAAGTTTGGATCTTGCGGGCGTTAGTTCTACTGCTTTAAAACAGACTTTTATAGATACTGCTAAGGCATTAGGAAAACTTACTGATGAGGGTAAGACTGCTAGTGGTGAGTTAGTAACTATAGCCAACTTTGGTACTACACTTAGTGATAAGTGGGCAGATACTGAAGTAATGGAGGCTGCATTTGGTAAGTTCGCAGAAGTTACTGAAGAAGCTTATAAGTTGGTTCAGAGTGGTGAAGCTGAGACAGCTACCGAAGCATACGAAATGCTAGCAGGAGCTTTCGACGATGTTTACTATAATGCGGCTAGATCTGGTCAAGAGGCGAAGACTTTCACGGAGGCCATAGATTCAGTTAAAGATGCGGTTAGTTCTAGCTGGATGACCATTTTTGAAAAAATATTTGGTGACTATGCAAAAGCTAAAACTTTATGGACGGATCTGACTGAAAATCTTTGGACCACATTTGCACAGCCAGTATCAGATTTGGCAGACTGGTTTGGAAATGTAATGGACTCCCCTTGGGAGCAACTCAAAGTTAAGGTGGAGGATGCCGGTCTATCGCTCGATGATTTCACTGCAGCTATAGAAAGAATCTATAGAGAGTCCGGTACTTTAAACTTTGACGATATTATTGAGAAGTATGGTTCATTGGACGACGCTATTGAGAATGGCGCTATTGGAAAACGAACTTTAACAAAAGCGCTCCAAGAAATTCAAAATGGACTAAGTGATACCAGTACTGAGACTTCTTTTGCTACTGAGCAATTGCAGAAGATGACCGAAATGGCTAAACTCGGTCTCGAAGAAAACTGGACTGAGTGGGTTAAGTATAGAGACTGGTTTAATGAGCAAGGATATGACTATGCCAGTTATTGGGCTAGCGACGGTATTCAGGAAATTGTCAAATCAGGACGCGAATTAACTGTTGAAGATCTGCAAGCAGCAACTAAGTCCAGTGCCCTTATTGAGAAATTAGCAGAATCAACTTCCGAAAGTGTTAGCGACGTAACCGACGATATTGTCGAAATCGATGACGAGACCAGTGCACTTCTTGACAAGATAGGCCAAAAAGGCGGCCGCGAATTATTCACTGAGAGTTTTCTTAATATTGTATATGCTATAACAGGGGCTATACAAATAGCACATCAATCTCTAGCAGAATTCTTTTCTGTTTCAGAAGAAGGTGGCTATAGTTTTCTAGTGTCATTAAATAAGCTAACTTCTAAGTTAACTTTAATAGACAGTGAGACTGGAGAATTAACTGAACGTGGCGAACGATTTAAGAAAGTAATAGACGGTATTCTATCAATTGTGTCTATGCTTATTAAAGGTATAAAAACCGTCTTTAGCATATTGTCGCCTTTAGTAGATGTTGTCAAAACATTTTATGGAGTTATCAAGGACCTTTTTAAAGGTTTTACTGATTGGATAGATACTAATCCTGAAGTATCAGAGGGATTATCTGATCTAAAGGAGATGGTATCTACTGCCAGAGAGTATGTTCAGGCTTTTGCTGATAGCATCAATACCAAGATGCTCAGAGCTCTGGAAGATCTAAAGAATCTTATACCAGACGATGTTACTAGTTTTAGTGAACTGTATGAATATCTGAAAGCGTTAGCCAAGACTAAGTTTAATAATCTTAAAGCAGGTAAGTATGGTGCCACTGTTACTGCGTTTTCTAAAATTGCTAAATACATTCAAAATGCAGCCATTTCTTTAAAAGATAATTTAATATATTATCTGTCGGAAGCATATGACTGGTTTAAAAATCTACCAGAAACGATTAATGGTTTTATTCAGAGTGTTGAAGATGCTGGCGGGCCAATAGAGTATCTTAAACAGCAGGTCTCTAATCTGGCGACCAAACTAATAGAACTTAAGGATAAAGCTTTCGATAAATTACAAACTTCTAAAATAGTTGATATTTTCAATCAATTAAAAGAAAAAGTTCCGGAAGTAAAGAAAGCAGTTGCAGACTTTCTTTCTGATATGAATAATCGTCTTCAGAATTTGGATATTAGATCGGTTGTAGTGTTCTTGGCTGCATTAGCTACAATACCAACTATTTTGGCTATAGGTAACGCCTTTAAGAGCTTTAGTACTATGCTAGGTTCTGTTACTGGTGTTATTAATAAAGTTAAGACAGCACTAGGTAAGTTAACCGGTCAAACTAAAGCAAACACTATAAAAGAATATGCTATTTCTATTGGTATATTAGCAGTATCTCTGGCATTGCTCGCAAAAGTTGATGAAGGTGGGCACCTATCTGGAGCAATTAATGCTTTTATCGTATTGAGCGCAGCAATATTAATAATGACTGCAGCATTTAGCGCAATAACAAAGTTTCTTGCCCCGATCGAGTCTGCAACCTCAGTATTTTTAATATTTGCGGGTGCTTTAGTTATGCTGTCAGCAGCAATGTTAATACTAAATTATGTTAATACTGACGATTTACTTACTAAATTTGAAGTATTAATTGTATTGTCTGCAATGATAACAGTATTTTCTGCAGTATTAGCGAAGTATGCCCCAAAATTATCTTCTGGTTCTATAATGATGCTATCTTTTGCGGCATCTATATTTATATTGACAAACGCTTTGCAAAATATTTCTAATATAGAATTCGATAAGATACAAGCGTCTATGGAAACCTTAGTGGTTATATTAGCAACCTTTATCGGTTTGGCTATGGCTATGTCTGTAGGCGGTTTTAAATTCGGTTCTGGACTCGGAATGACCGGAATGGTCCTTAGTTTGTTGGTATTTGTCAAAGTATTGCAAAAATTGGCAGATCCAGAATATTTATCACCAGATATTGTTAGTCAATTGATTAGTAATATACAAAGCATAATCGCCGTTTTCGTACTATTGCTAGGGTTAGCAGTAATAGCAAGAATTGGTGGCGTCGGCTTACTAGGTGTGGCCGCAACAATACTTTCTATATCCGCTAGTTTATTGATTGTATACGGTGCCATTAAACTGATTAGTAAAATGAAGAAAAGCGAGATAGAAAAAGCACAACCTGTTGTAGATGGTATACTAGCTTTGTTTGCACTTATTATAGCATCATCATATTTTGCTGGTGAGCATGCTATGGGAGTTGCTGCAGCAATATTGATAATGTCAGTAGCTTTATATGCTATTTGGGGTGCTATGAAGTTATTCGGCAAAATGGATATTAATGAAGCTTTACAGGGTTTAATAACTATAATAGTTATATTTGCTGCTTTTGGAGCTTTAATGTATGCATCCAAATTTACCTCTACTGCATCTACAGGAGCACTAGTCGCAATGTCCGCAGCTTTGGTGGTTCTTGTATTGGCATTAAGTTGGTTATCCATTATCCCTATGGATCAACTTTATCCTGCAGCATTAGCCTTAGGAGTGGCTTTAGTTGGCTTAGGCATTGCTTTAGCTGGAGCTAGAGATCTATCAGCTGGGTCTGCTTTGAGTATTGGTGTTGCAGTACTTGCAATAGTAGCTATAGCTAAAGAATTAGCTATCCTAGCCGATTACGATTGGCTTAGTATATTAATGGCAGCAGCATCCTTATCTCTGACACTATTGGCAATATCGGCGTCTTTAAAAATTCTAAGCACTGTTAAACTTTCTTGGGAACAGTTGGCTAAAATATCAGTAGGCTTAATAGCTTTATCTGCCGCTATAGTTGTCATAGCGTTCGCATTAAGCATGCTTTCAGCAGTTCCGTGGTCTACACTGTTAGCTTCTGCCGCTGCCTTTATAGTAGTAATGGCTGGTTTCGTAATAGTTAGCAAAATTTTATCAAGTTGCGCTGTTGATATATTAATAGCGGCGGCTGCATTAGTAGTATTTGGCCTAGGTCTAGCTGCGACTGGTATTGGATTAATGATTCTTCTCGAAGGTCTTGGAGCCTTGGGTGACGCATTGCAAAATTTAATGACCAATGTAATAGATCTAATATCCTCAAAACTCGAGAATAGCGATGGACTATTGGGTAAGATTGGTAAATGGCTTAGTCGTGATAATGACAATTCTGTTGCCGAAGCTGAGAGTAAAGCTACGGAACTTGGCGAAACAATCGGTAATAACATCACAGAAGGTGCTACCAATAATATCGACACTAGTGCTATTGTCGATAAGACAACAGAAGCTACTGACGCTGCAGCTTCAGCAGTAAGTCAAAATGGAACTGAAATGGAAGAGGCTAGCACTAGTTTCTTTGGAAAACTTATTAGTGGTCTAGGCAATATTGATATTAGTAGCGCAACTTCTAGTTGGGGTTATGATCTTAATACTGGTTTTACAGATTCAATGGATTTCAGTTCTATAACTAATACATTATCTTCTGGCTTAACTACTTCTGTTGAAGATGTGGATACTACTTCTATAGGAAATACTATTGGTACTAATATTCTGGATGGCATCAACAATACTTTAACAGATGATTCCGGAACATCAGTTGAGACAGTGGTTAGTAATTTTGCTGATGCATTAGATTCTGAAGACTTCACTGAAGCAGGATCAAGCGCATTAAGTAAGTTTATTGATGGTTTAACCTCTGGAGGTGCGAGCAAAGCTATTTCGGCTGTTACGCCTATTGTATCTTCGGCAGTATCTAAGATAAATGACTACAAGTCCAGCTTCGTTACTGCAGGTTCAAACCTTATTCAAGGTTTTATAAATGGTATGCAAAGTTTGTCATGGACTGCTAACCAAACAGCTTACAATATAGGCCAAGCCGCGGTTAATAATCTTAACTCTGGTGCTGGTAATGCATCCCCATCGCACAAAACTTTTAAGTCGGGCGTCTTCTTCGATCAAGGTTTTATAAATGGCATGCTCAAATCAGCTTCTACGGTATATGATACCAGTGAAGAAATCGGTACTACTGCAGTTGACGCAATATCCAGTGCTGTATCTAAAGCTTCCAGTATAATAGCCGGTGAGACTGATCTTAATCCGGTTATAACTCCTGTCCTAGATTTAACAAATGTGACTAATGGCGCTAGAGAGATAAGTGGTCTGTTCAGTGCACAGCAATCCTACAATCTAGGAATCACTGGAAACGGTCAAAATGGAACCGCTACTAGCACAGTTACATACAACCAGTATAATTATTCTCCTAAGGCTCTATCTAGGATAGAGATTTATAGACAAACTAAAAACTTGTTAAATGCTTAATTCCGGATAGAAAGGGTTAGATATTATGATCAAATCAATTATTGTAACTAACCATCTTGGAGAATCATTGGAACTTGAATTGGCGAATCCTTATAAAACGGGGTTCGCCATAAAGTCCATAGATGGTATCGGGCCAGTAAAAGCAAATGTTAATACAACTTCAATAACTTCAGGTGATGGTTCATCCTTTAACTCGGCTAGATTTGAAGAGCGGAACATAACTATGAAGCTGTCATTCATGTTTGCTACATCTGTAGAAGAGGCCAGACATAAATCTTACCAATACTTTCCAGTTAAGAAGTGGATAACTCTCGAATTTGTCACTGATACTAGGAGACTTAAAGCTACTGGCGTAGTGGAGTCTAACAATCCAAATATATTTGACAAGGATGAGGGGTGCTCTATCTCTGTCATTTGCCCAGATCCTAATTTCTATTCTTCAGGATCAGAAAACAAGAATATTACTAACTTTACCGAGTTGGATACATTGTTTGAGTTTCCTATTGAAGATGGAGGCCTGGAAATAACTGGAGCATTGGAATTTGGTAGTATAAAAAGTCTAAAACAAAACTACATAAGTTACAAAGGCGATGTAGATATTGGACTTACTATAATCATTCATGCAATAGGGGATGTTTCTAATCCAGTTATAAATGATAATACTACACAAGAGACCATTAAAATAGATACCAGTAAATTAAAAACTATAACCGGTAGTGAAATAATTGCTGGAGATACTATAACCATTTCAACTGTTCGAGGCAGTAAATCAGTGACATTGCTTCGAGAAGGAAAAGAGACTAATATACTAAATTGTATAGACAAAAATACTTCTTGGTTCCAGTTATCTAATGGTGATAATATTTTTTCATATTCTGCTTCTAGTGGTATTGAAAATATACGACTAACTATCGAAAATAGTATCGTATATGGGGGTGTCTAATGGTATGGAATTATTAATATTAGATACTAGTTTTGAAATAATTGGCGTATTAGATTCTTTTAATTCTTTGATATGGACAGATAGATATTCTAAATGTGGAGATTTTGAGCTTTATATAGAGGCTACTTCTCGTTATTTTAATGTACTCAAAGCTAATTATTATTTATATTTGAAAGAATCTGAACATATGATGATAATTTCAGATATACAGCAAGATTCCGATGCTGAAGAGGGTAATTATCTAACTGTAACCGGAAATTCTCTTGAGTATATTCCGCATCGTAGAATAATTTGGAATCAAACTACAATAGACGGAAAACTACAAACTGGTATAGAAACTTTACTAAATCAGAATATTATTTTTCCAGATAATTATTTGGCTGGTTTGTCTAGTACTGATAAGACTTTGGCTAAAAAGAGAAAAATAAGCGATTTCACGTTTAGTGAAACAACTGACAAAACCATTACTGATTTAACGTTATCAGCTCAATACACCGGCGATAATTTATATGATGTTATTGTTAGCGCATGCGAAGATAATGAAATAGGTTTTAAAGTTTTACTTAACGATAGTAATCAGTTTGTATTTTCATTATATTCCGGAACCGATAGATCTTATAGTCAGGACACTAATCCATATATAGTATTTTCTCCGGATTTTGATAATATTATAAATGGAGATTATCGAGAGGAAACACTTGATTATAAAAATGTTACTCTTGTAGCTGGTGAAGATGAAAGTGAGAATAGAAAAACCTATGTCGCTGGTGATACAAAATCATCTGGTTTAGATCGTAGAGAATTATATACTGATGCCAGAGATATACAATCGGAAGACGACGATGGAAATACCCTTAGTGATGATGAATACAATGCATTACTTGAACAAAGAGGGAAAGAAAATTTAAAGGATTACAAAATAACTAAAGTTTTTGAAGGCGAAGTTGATACAACTAGTATGTTCAAATATGGAACTGATTTTTTTCTTGGGGATATAGTTCAATTAGTTGATGATTACGGAAATGAACGCCGTGCCAGAGTTACTGAGTTTATAAGAAGCCAAAATAAATCAGGATATAGCGCATATCCGGGTTTTGAAATAATCGACGAGGATAGCGAAGGAGATGCAACCGATTCATGAGTTTAACTTATGGTTTTTATGATTCTGTGAATCATGATAGAAAATATAACGCGGAACAATTAACTAGTATTTTTGATGGAATTATAAACGATGGAATTTTTATGGGATATGGTAACGCATTTAAAGTTGTTCCGGGCGAAGATGATCTAACTGTGAATGTTGAAACTGGGCGTGCTTGGTTTAATCATACATGGACTTTAAACGATACACTTTATCCTTTAACTTTAGAAGAGAGGGACGTAAGCCGTCCTAGAATTGATACTATAGCACTACAGGTTGACAAAAACACTAATAGTCGAGAAAATTCTCTAGTGGTTGTAACCGGTAAATATAATGGAAGTAGCCCTGTAGCACCAACTTTATCTAAAGGCACAAATGGAATTTACCAATATGCTTTAGCCAATGTTAGAGTTAAAAAAAAAGGAGATGCTACAAAAATAACCTCCGGTGTTATAACAGATAAACGAGGAACATCCGGAACTCCATGGGTGACTGGTATAATAGATACAATAAGTGTAGATGATCTAATTACTCAATGGGAGTATACTTATAATGAGATGATAGATGAATCTGAAGCAGAGTTTGATGATTTATTAGAGACGTTGAAAGATGCGGTATCACAAGCTACTTCGGGAACTGTCATAGATTTATCTGTTACTACACCAAAATTAGCTGAAAGAGCAGTAACCTACGCTAAATTAGAGCATTCTTCTGTCATGATACAAATAACCAATACGTCAGTAGCCAAATCTAAATGGGTTTCTGATAGTACATACTTAAGATATCCTGTACGTGCGTCTATACCAATAGATAATGTGACTGTCGGAATGTATTGTCACGTTGATTTTAATTATAAAGATTCAATTTCGGGTATATTTTCTCCTAATGTAGTGACGTATAAAGGCGGTATATATTTATATGCAGAGGAAGTACCGAAGAGTGATATTACTATACCTACTATTTTAATTTATCGTCCATGTCTAAGTAGTTTTACATGATTTTGTGTGGTGCACTATATGGGTAAAGTTTCACAAATTAAAATTAATGGCGTCATGTATGATATTAACGACGATCGTATTTTTATAGGTACGACAAAAGAATGGTCTGACGCATCGTACATACCTAGAAAAAATGATATTTATATTTATTCAGATGCCAATGAAATAGAAGGTACAAAATATCCTAGTTTGAAAGTTGCTGATGGGAAAGCTTATCTTGTAGATTTGCCTTTTATAGGCGACGATTCTTCTAAGATTATATTCGACCATATAAATGATAGTAATGCCCATGTATCTGAAAAGGATCGTGAGTTTTGGAATAATAAAGTTAGCTGTCATATAGAAGAGTTTGACAACGATAATGTTCTCATATTCTCTATTGATTAGCATTTTATACAAAAAGGAGTTAAAAACATGGCTGATCTTACCAAAATTACATTACCCAGCGGAACTACATATGATATTAAGGATGCTACTGCACGTGATCTTATTGCCCAGCTCACAAAAGCAGGCCTTACTTACAAGGTAGTAACTACCCTTCCGACGGCTACTGCTGATACTATGGGCGTTATATATTTAGTCGCTCATAGCCATGGCACGTCTGATAGTTTCGATGAATACTTGACTATTAAAGATGATAGCGGAAGTTCCCCAACTTATTCTTGGGAGAAGATTGGTAATACTGATGTCGATTTGTCTGGTTATGCCAAGAAAGGCGCAGGAGTAACTATTTCTTCAGGTACAGCGGCCAAATCTAATACTGGCATTTCTGTTGGTAATCATACAGTAACTCAGGGCACAGTCAATGCCTCTGGAAGCTTCACGCCTGAGGGAACTGTGTCCGCCCCAAGCGTAAACGTATCCCTCAACACGGCGTCAAAGTACGTAGCATCTAGTGCGAGCGGTGGGGGCAGTGTTACTGCTGGAACTAAAGGCACTCCTGCATCGTGTGATCTTCCGACTTTGACTACAACCGTTGAGAATGAAACTCTGAAAATTGGTTGGACTGCTGGTAGCTTTACTACAAATACGCCCGGTACACCCACCACTGTGACGTTGCCCACATTTACCTCCCAAACTATCGCAACGGGTGTAAAGTCCGCAACCGCTGAAGCGCCTACATTTACTGGCGCGGCTGGAGATGTTGAAGTATCTGGCAGCACTACTGGTGTTGCTGTCTCCGCTCACTCCGTAACAGACAACGGCCACACCCACACCGTAACAGGCAGCGGCAAGATTGATGCATGAACGTGAGGTGATAGTATGCCTCACATCTCGGCTATTGATTTGCCAAATGGCGATAGCTACGACATCAAAGGGAAGGGCACAGTCCCTTTGATGTCTAAAACATTTACCTCGCAGGATGCGTCTGGCACTGGCATCTATGGCAGCACAAATAATCAAACTGGTGCTACGTTTTATTTTGGCAAGGTCAGACCAGACACCTTTTCAACCCCATGGTCTCTAACTTATCGTATAAATGTCAGCTGCGAAGCATATAGCAACTACGTTCAGGAAGCTGTTGTAACGCTGCTGGGCTGCGGCAATACCCGAAGTGGATATGAAGCTAACGCTGCAATTTACAACACTAGCACTAGACCAGCACAGTACAACACGTTGTATAGCATAACCAGTACAGGATTTTCCAATGGATATGGTAATCTGATAGGTGTGGGACTAGCCAGCTCTATGAACCCAATCAGTTCGAGCTATCCTCGAACTATAAGTGTCGATATACTTAATGTTACCGGTGGTACGTTTAGTTTTTTTGACTACGCGCTGAAATATGCGAATGTCCCCGGAACTGGTACGACTAACTTTAGTGGAATTTCCGAGTATAATTTTTATACAAACGGTCATGTGCCTGACGCTAATGATGTATATACGCTTCGACTTGAAGCAAATAAAGTATATGCAGGAACTAATGGAATATATCCTTACACGCTGGTTGCATTAGATAAAGAAGGCAGATTTCAATCTTTTACTTTATCTGGCGACATCAGTACAACCAAGGAAATTAATACATCTGCCAAATTTAAATTAGACCCAGTAATTTACTATTATGGAGCTAATAATTCCGCAACAAACGGCAATTTAGTCTCTAGTACCTATGCTACTTATAGCGTAAATGTAAATCTTGACCTACGCCATAGTACCAATTGTACCACCACGCAGTTTGCAACATATTCGCCCATTTACATCGAGTGCACGATAGATAACGATGGATATTGGAGCCCAACAGCTAATTGCATAACCCAAACGTTACAGCAAGGTTACTATTACATCTATCTTGGTCAAACGTATAGCAATGCGTATCAACTTTCATTGCAGCCGTTTCATCCGGTCTACTACTACGATGGGACAAATCTTACTAGTAAGTATGAATATACATACAATAATAAATTAATATTTGGTAATATTACTGTAGAATCAGATTTATGGCAAAAGGATACAGCTATATCCTTATATCCATATCGGGCTTTGATTAGTTGTCCCGGGGTTAATTCTAATCATTATGCATTTGTTGAGTTTGATTATGCGGATTTAATTAGTGGAAATCTTGCACCTAGAAGTGAAACTATTTCTGATGGTATATACATATATGCGGCTGAGAAACCTAAAGAAGCAATAAATATATTGTCTATAACATGCACATAAGGAGGAACAAACATGGTAGGTAGCACTAATAGCAGTGGAATAAGACCGTATAGTCCTATTAAAACAATAAGCAGTGATTATACGATAACTTCAGAAGATATAGGAAAAACATTTAGAACCTCTGGTAGTGAATCGTCTATAACTTTTACGCTGTCACAAGAAAATAGTACTAATATGCCAAACGGAACTGAACTAGCCTTTGTTCGTTGGGTTAATGCGACTGTTAATATTGTTTTAGACGGCATTGCTGTAGCTCATCCAGATATAGGATATCATACAACTAGTTCAGTTCTTACTGTAAGTTTGGATAAGTACAATATGGTCGCTTTGAAAAAGATCAATTCCAGTGATGTTGGCGACGGATGGATTCTTACAGGCAATGTAGAGGTGGTGACGTAAATGATAGTAGTTACATCTGGAATGGGAACATCCACAGCCATAATAAGTGTTGAATATCCATCAGGTAGTACGTGTACTGTTACTAATGGTACGAAGACACGTACCGCAAAAGATACTAGTGGTAAAGCATTATTTAATGTTACTTCCGGTAGTTGGACGGTTAGTTGTACTGACGGAAAAAATGAAGCCAGTAAAAAAGTAACCGCTGTCACGAATAGTGCAGTGTCAGTAACGCTTGGCTATGAGCTTGTGCTGTTCAACAATGGATATATAGATGGGTATGACTGGTCAAACGTAAGCATTAACACATCGGGTAGTGTTAAATACCTTTATGCTACTATCTCTGACAGCACAGGATACGTTAAATCAACTTATGGCTTTTGCAAAACGAAACTCGATCTCAATGATTATAAAAAACTTGTTATAGTAACCGGGTCATGCAATGACGCTACAATTGGTATAGTATCGGATACAAGTAGTACTGATTTCCAAGCAGCACTATCTTTGACCTCTAACACCACGTCGACCCTTGATATTTCATCGCTAAATTCTGGTTACCTAAAAACTAAAGTTTCTGGTTGGAATAGCACGGGTGTAATGAATATTTCTAAAATTTATCTTTCAATGTAGGGAGAGATGCCTTATAATCATATTTTTGGATGAAGAGTTTAAATGCCATACCACCGAAAGCGACGATATGGCCGAGATAGAAACTGATATTTTTGATGGAAAGTGTCGGGAATATATAGAAGGATATAGATATATTCCCAATGGAGAAGAATGGGTGCGATCTGATGGCATGATATTTGATGGTGAGATGATAGCACCATGGGTTCCATTTGATCAACTAGCAACAGCACAGTCTGCGTATGAGCGCGGGCAAGTAGAAGCAGACGAGACTATTGCCGCAATGGTAGAAGATATTTACAATATGGATATGGAGGAGATAGACAATGTATAATGCAATGAAAAGACTGATCGAACGTAAATTCTATAAGACCGCCGATGAAGCACAGACTAAACTGGATGTATTCTTTGCAGTGAATCGTCTGACTGACGAGCAGTATACTGAGCTTACTGAACTTGTAGTTACTACTTATTCTGTATAATAATTAGAAGGTGACTTAAATGATGACGTGGATAAGAGATCATACTATGAATCTAATATTGCTCATACTATTTGTAGTAGTGCTAATATTTACGGTCATCATGATATGGTTGTATATGCTCACTGGAGGTATACCCGATACTTTATGCACATGTTTCTTTGCTGCTGCTACAGGTGAATGCGGTTTTATGGGTTGGATAAAAACTGCCAAGATAAAGCATGTAGAGAGACAGTGGAAACTAGATGATAAAGTAGAGGAAGACCGAGCTACCGAGTTACGAAAAAACGAAACAATACAAGCTTTAAAAGAACAGGAGGGAGCCTATGACAGTACAAGAAGCGAAGAATAAATGGGTTGCTTGGCATAGAACCCAAGTAGGCTATCATGAAGTTGGCGATAATCATACCAAGTACGCACAAGATTCAGACTTTGATACGAGACTTTATGGTTTTGACATGGATGGATTAGCTTGGTGTGACTATTATTCTGACTATAGCTTCATGTATAACTTCGGTTTTGAAACTGGCGTCAAAATGACTTACCAATATGTAGGTTGCCAAGGTGCAGCATGCAGATATTCTGCCGAATATTATAAGAATAATGATGCTTGGTATAGTTATCCTGAGGTTGGCGACCAAGTGTTCTTCTATGTTTCTGGTGCGATCAACCATACTGAGTGTGTCATTGAACTGAAGACCGATTCCAATGGAAATGTTATTGGATTCTATACTGTTGGAGGTAACAGTTCTGATGCGGTTAGACTTAATTACTATTCAGTAGGTGCAAGTACTATAGCAGGATTTGGTAGACCCGACTGGTCTCTAGTAGCGGATGACATTTCAACCGAGAATACTACAGAGACAGCTAGTTCTTCTGATTCCGATGATACTATCCATGTTGGATCTCTTGTATCTATAGTTCCGGGTTCTACATATTACAGCGGTCTAGTGATCCCTAATTGGGTATTTAGCCACAACTGGTATGTATATTCTATTAACGGCAATAGAGTAGTAATTAACAAGTCTCAGGATGGTTCCATTAGCATTATGTCGCCTATACATATAAAGTGTCTGAAGTTAGTTAGCAATACAGCTCAGATTAGTTCGGAATCTGCCGAGTCTGTAACTGCTAAACCGACTTACCAGACTTATACCGTTAAAAGTGGTGACACCTTGTGGGCGATTGCTAAGACAGTTCTGGGTAATCCTCTGAAGTACAAAGAAATTAAGACTTTAAACGGTCTTACAAGTGACATTATACAGGTGGGTCAGGTATTGACCTTGCCAGAATAGGAGGAAAAATATGGACATTATCACAAATAATTTGTCAACATTGATGCTCATTCTAGGTGGTCTAATAGCTCTTACAAATATTATCGTAGAAGTTATTAAGAATGCTATTCCTGATAGCAAGGTTCCGACTAACCTAGTAGCAGTGTTCGTGGCTATTATTGTCACAGTATTGGCATACATTATCTGGGCAAATGTAACTGGTATTGCCATTATTTGGTGGCATGTTGTTGCCGCTATTGTAGTTGGTATTCTGGTAGCATATGGAGCTATGTTTGGCTTCGATAAACTTAAACAGACAATCGAGAGTATAAAGTCATGATCCAATGGAAGACGATGAAAAGAGTTTAAGCGGTCTTTTGACCGACGATTATTGCGAAACCTCAAAATAGGGGATTATCACGGGGAGGAAATAATTAAAAACTATGAGTAATCTATTCCAAGCATTGCTTACGATCCTATGCGCAGTTATAGCATCATCAGGATTCTGGGCGCTGGTTCAAAAGAGAGCCGAAAGAAAAGATGTTAAAACCCAAATGCTTATAGGATTGGGGCATGATCGTATAATGTATTTAGGTCTGTCGTATATTGAACGTGGATATATTACGGATGATGAATACGAAAATTTACATGACTATTTGTATATACCATATGAAAAGATGGGTGGAAATGGCTCTGCTAAACGTGTAATGGATGAGGTGAATAAACTTCCAATACATAAGGCGACTTATAATACACCATCTAAAGATACAAAAAAGGAAGTATAAAGATGAGTTTTGTCTCTCAATGGCTTAAAAAAGCAGGCAAGAAAACGGCTAGTGCTATTATTCTTACCGCTATTAGTATAGGCACTATTGATATTTTTATTAGGCAATTTGATTGGAAAATGATTGCTATAGTGTCTCTATTGGCTGGTTTATATTCTATAATATCTAGTCTTATCTTTGGTTTAGCTTTGGATGGCCCACTATCTGATGGACGACTTCTTATCGATACTTCAGACGAGAATAGGGATATTTATCGATTAGAGTTTGTTACGCCTCTAGATAAAGTGGCAAAGAAAGGGAGCGTACGACTATTGGTAGATCCTAACGCTAAGCTAGGAGATTAGGCAGTCGCATAAAAAACAAATGCTATAATAGATCCATAATCTTGAAAGGAGTATTGGTATGAAAATTAAAAAGCAAAAAAAAGTTAAACCAGTTGAGAAAGAAATCGAAAGGATTGACAAGGAGCTGAACAATGAAGAAGTTGGTTCAGATCGCTATCTAGAATTGCTAGATATTCGAGACAGACTTTTAAAGCAGAGAAAGATCGAGAAAGATATTTCTACTACTAACAAAGTAAAGTCAGATACTATAGCAAATGGAGTAATAGTGATTGGGCAAACTGCTATCGTTGCATTCAGAGACTATTGGCATCCAATCGCAACAAAAGCTTTCTCATTGATTGCTAAGCCAAGAATTTGATACCTAAATCAAGAATGGTAATAATAGGTCGTGTACTTTACATGGCCTATTATTTTTTTCGCATAATTTACACACCCTATAATGGACGAAAGTCTAATATATTATAAGGGAGATTATATAAATGAACCAAAAAACATGGTGGTATTATAAACCTAAGCGTGGAAAGAAGAAACTTATACCATATATTGTACAGAACTTTATAGCGAATGAGTTTAATGAATATTTTCCAGAAGTTGTCAATATATTTGATACAAATCTGGTATACTTCATCAGGATGTATTATCCGTCATATTATGACAGTCTGATACATAGAGACGAAGTAAGCGACAATTATGTACGCAAACATATGGACATAGCTTTTGAAGAAATAAACGAACAAACTCGCTTTATAGAGTTCTATTGCGATTATTCAATGGATACTGTACTATGCTTCGCTGTAGCATGGGATTTGAAACCACTTCGGAAACTTATAAGAGATCACTGAGTATTATTAGATATAGCATAGAAAACCTATGCTATATTTTTTCGCATAAATTACAACTCCTATTATAGGATCGAAAGATCCAGAAAATTATATTTGGAGGTAAAAACGAAATGAACAAAATTTTATCAAAGGCACTTAAAGGAATCGGTATAGCAACTGGTGTAAGTTGCACCTATGCAGTAATTATGTGTGTATTGGAGGCGTCAAAAATCGTCGATAGTGAAGGCGACTATTTATTGTCAGATATTACATTTGCAGGCGTTTATATTATAACGCATCCAATCACATATTTGAAAAATAGGAAAACACTTACAATAGAAGAACTAATAGACCGAGGTGTAGAATTTGATATAAAGTGTGATGACTTTGTAGCCAAATTACGTAAATGATTTTGTAATAGGTCGTGTATTTTACATGGCCTATTGTTTTTTCGCATAATTTACAAATGCTATAATAGCAAAAGAACCTAAAAATTATATTTTTAAAGGGGAAGACTGTTATGAAGCTAAATTACGATGTAGACGTAGAAAAAGTATATCGGAGGTCTAATATGTCATATAAAACCTGTAAGATTCAGAAGCTGATTGAGGAGTTTAAGGACTCTGGTAAGAACATAGCAAAAGTTGTTCTTGGACCGGATGATCATTATAGTAATCCGAAATCATTAGCTGGGACATTTTATAGGAATATGAAAACACAACATATGACTTCCATGTACGGAGTTAGTTGCATTGGCGGCGAGGTCTATCTAATTAAAAAGATCTGAGCTAAACTTATAAGATCGTGTATTTTACATGGTCTTATATTTTTAGCTCGCGAGAAAAACAACTCCTATAATAGAATCTATTTTAGGAGGAAATAAAAATGGAAGATAATGATAAGGTCGTAATGAAGAAGTTTATTACAGTAGCATTGATTTGTGCTTTAGGCTATGCGATTTTTGGACCGATAGGCTTAGCATTAGCAGCGCTGTACTATGTCATTAAGTGGTGAGATTATTCAAGACGAAAAACTAAAAGGAGGACTGATAAAGGTCATGTATTTACATGGCCTTATATTTTTTAGCTCGCGAGAAAAACAACTCCTATAATAGAACTAAAAATATTAGGAGGAAACCGAAATGGATATTACTACAACTAAAGGAACTGTAAAAACTATATTGGCTTTGACTGGTATGTATATTGTTACATACATAGTATCTGCCTTTATAGGGTGGTTCGTTGGTAAAAAGATTTTTGGACCATGATTTATAGTATCTGGTAATAGGATAAGAAATTCTTATCCTATTATTTATTTTTTGAAAGGAGATTTATTATGGCGTCTACTCGCGGTTATGTTTCTAGGTATGGTTATTGGGGTTGGGTTCCTTGGGAAGACAAATACATGCTATTCGATTCTGAGGAAGAGTATATGGATTATCTTCATGAACATGGTCTGTTCGATGATTAATTTAGTCTCGCATAAATTACAACTCCTATAATGAAAACTATATTTTAGGAGGAAAAAATGAATACTATTATATTAATTTTGAGTATTTTAAACACTATAGGAATAGCAGTATTGCTAATTATTAATATTAAAGAGTTTGATATACTCAACACAATAAAAAGATATTCAAGAGATCTTTATAATCGGTTTTAGTTTTCATTAATAGGATGCAAAAATGCATCCTATTATTTTTATGCCGGTATGGTGAAATTGGCAGACACGACAGACTTAAAATCTGCTGAAGATTGATTCGTACGGGTTCAAATCCCGTTACCGGCACCATTCGTTTATATCCTCCAATATTAACGAAAAGAGGTCTAAACCGAGGGTGTCTCTATAATATACACTTCGGACTAGGACTAGCCGCCCTAGATATATAAATAGCGGCTTTATATTTTTTATAAGGAGAGATACAAATGTCTACTATTTTTAAACTTATAACAAGTATAGGCGCTCTTGAGATTATATTGCTAGCAGATGCATTTTTATTTCAAGTCATCCATGCTATAATTATAAGTAGTGTTTCTAAAAAGTTGACTGACCAAGTGAACATTCTATTAATATTGATATTAACTGCAGGTGTAATTATTAGTGTAGTAGCTTTTGTGTTTATCGTTAAAAATATAATATTGCTATAGATAGGAGGCATATATGGAACTAATTACTATAAGAGTTTTATTAGGTTTTATATTTTTGTTTGCATCTGTACTATTTACTCCATTTTTTGGAGGACTTTTAGCAGAAGGATTATATTGCGTTTATGATAGAATCAAACGTAAAGAAACAATGGACGTTTACGATATAGTAGCATCTATATCATCTATTATAGTTTTTATAGCATACTTGGTGTTAATAATACTTACTATTAAGTCATTATATTTTTAATAATAAAGGAGATAAAAACAATGAAACAGACCACAGCCAAAATTAATCAGAAGATCGACGAATTAAAAAAGTGGGTCAAAGAAAACCCTGAAAAAGCAGAGATTTTAAAGAATTGCGCCATTGTAGCAGGCTCTTTGCTGCTTAGCTACCAAATCGGATATATTAATGGACACGTCGATGGTTGTGCCCGGGGATATAGTGATTGCTTTAAAGACTTGTCCTTGGCATTGGAGGATTTTTAAGTTTTCACCTCGCGAAAATTACAACTCCTATTATAGGATTAAAGATCCAGAAAATTATTATTGGAGGTTATAAAAATGAAAACAAACGAAGTTGAAAAATGGATTAAGGTCAATGGAGAAAAAATAATAATTGCAACTTATGGAGTATCAATGTTTGCACTAGGTTGTTTAATTAGTAATAGAATTACTAAGGTAAATTACTCTAATGCAATGATGACTCTGCATAAATGCGGTGTTATTAAGTTCTTTAACCCGTTTACTAATGGAGAAGAAGTAACTGTAGCTGAACTAGCTGATTTTCTAAGGAAGTAAGTAATCCAATATAGGAGTAGATTTCTACTCCTATTATTTTTTATTTTTTAAAGGAGAGAATAAATATGAAAACACCCGATGTTAAACAAACCGCAAAAGTAGCAAAGAAAGTAGTTGTAAAGAATGCGCCTATTATCATTACCACATTCGGAATTGCAGGCACAGTTACAACAGTTATTCTTGGCGTAAAGGCTACACCTAAAGCTATTGAACTACTTGAAGAGCGAGGAATTACAGACAAAGAGACTGCTAAGAAGCATCCTTTGGAGGTAGTTAAAGTAGTTGCTCCTGTATATTTGCCCACATTGGCGACTGGGGCTTTCTCAGCAGCTTGCTTCATTAGCGCAAATAATATTAATATTAAGCGTCAGGCGGCTTTAGCTAGCGCATATACATTGGCTAGAAAGTCCATGAAGGAGTACGAAGAGACTATTCTTGAAACGGTTGGTGATAAGAAAGTCAAAGAAATTAAGGAAAATATCTCTAAAAAGCGTATGAAAGAGAATCCGTGCAACGAAAGTCAGATCATATTTACGGGCGATGGAGACATACTTTGCTACGATGAATTCTCTGGAAGATATTTCAATTCGAGCGCTGATAAACTCAAAAGAGCACAGAATGAGATCAACGATATTCTGAATCGCGAAGGTTTTGTATCTCTGAACGACTTCTATAACGCAATTAATATTCCCGAAATTAAAGGAGCTGAGAAGTATGGCTGGGATAGAACTGATGGTTTAGTTGATATTTCATTCTCCTCAACTCTGAATGAGAAGAATGTGCCTTGCTTATCATTTGATGTAAACGCAGATTATTTGGCGGTGTATCCTTTCTAATCGCGTGTTTTACAACTCCTATAATGAAAACTATATTTTAGGAGGAATTAAAAATGGCAAACGAAACATATTATTTTCCGCTTTATCACTTTAATAACCGATACTTGCCTCGTTTCATTAAACGAGTTATGGAAAAAGAATATTGGGAATATTATAGTGAAGTTGTTAATGATATTAATCCGAATTTTGATGAATGGAATAATGATTTTATATCGAAGTATCCAGATGAAATTTGTGTCACGAATGATGGCATAATGTTACCTAGATATCTTGATTATATCTGCGAACATCAGAATCAGATTATGAACAACGGAATTAATAAGAAAACCAAACTTATAGATTTCTATAGTGGACGGGAAACTGAGGGATCTATCGGATGTAGGTTGAAGAGATTTAGCAAAATAATTATGGATATCGATTACATTCCAGTAAAGTAAGTTATATAAGGTCGTGTATTTTACATGGCCTTATATTTTATCTCGCGAAAAAAACAAAGATTATAATAGAGAACCATTTGAAATTATTTAAAAAATTTATTTTTGGAGGGTATAAAAATGGACGAAAACACTATGAACACTGAAAACACTGAGATCGAGGAAATCGAGAACGAAGAGGTTTTTGAGGAAGCTGACGAGCTTTGCGACGATTTGTCGGATGCTTGTGAAGACGGAAACGTTCAGGCTTTGGCACTTTTGATTGGTGGCGTAGCTGCTCTTGGGACAGGTATTTATGTCGGAGCAAAGGCACTAAACAAAAAGATGAAAGCTAAGAAGGAGAAGTCTTCTGAGGATACTGATGAAGAGGGCGAAGCAACGGATGCAGCCGAAGAGACTGAAGTTGAGACAACTAAGAAGAAAGTTAAATTCAAGTTTGTAAATCCGTTCAAGAAAAAAGAAACCAAAGAAGAAACAGTTGAAGAAGTAACTGAATAATGGAACTTATAAGGTCGTGTATTTTACATGGCCTTATATTTTTATTTTTGGAGGGATAAAACGATGTGCTATAAACTAATAATAGCTCTTTTATTTTTTATTAGTATATACATTATTACTGAATTATTTTTATTTACTAAAATTACCATTGAAAACAACGCTAAAAAAAGTGGAGCAGATGCCATTATTAATTTTAGACAGTATAAGAATCTTTCTCAAATAAATCCTAAAAAATGGTACGCCTATCCAATAAAAAACTGTGACCAAAAGAAATTGTCTTTTATAAGCGACTACGAAGAAAGAGGCAACTTGTGGAAATTCGATGACTACTCAAGAGAAGGGATTATATATTTGTCATCAGATGGTCACAAATACGAGATACGCCTTGAATCTTTTCTTGATATTTTGAAATTGTATATCTATCAAAAGCAAGAAATACATACAAAATACAAAAAGAAAGTTCAAGCGAAAGTAGATGAGAGAACTGAGCGGGTAATAAAGAAATGGCAAAAAGATATCGACGACTATCGTAGTGAATTTATAGACAAAAAGCCTGTTCAATCTATTGATATTCCTGCTACAGAATTTACTATAGATCATACCAAATACAAAATTGTAGATATTTTACCTCCGGCAGGAGAAGACACATTAGATTATGTGTATATACTAAATGGTCGTCCTAGCAGTTGCTGTGGCTATATGACAACTAAATATTATAATGGCAGCAAAGCTAAATATGCTTGGAAAGCAATATACGATATAGATAATATCGATAGAATTAAGTCTTATCTTCGTGAAAATGCTTCCCAAGAGCCGGAACCAGTTAACCCAAAAGAAGTTATGAATGGAATACAGGTTAACTACAATAAGATAAATGATATTCTGAATCAACAAAATTGTAGCAGAGAAGATTGGTATCGGTACCAAATAAAGCTGGCTCAAGAAGGAATACAGTCATATGCAACTGCGATCGAGAACATCCAGAATCGTGAAACTTGTGCTTATTCTGATTACAATAGTTATCGAGAAACTTGCGCAGGAGCAGAACATGATAGTAGTAAAACGAAGATAACAATTGACGAATTACCGCCTTGGTTTTTATAAGGAGTATTACTATGCCATATTTTAATATTTTAAATTATGAAACTTGTCCGGGCGTATGGATTAACTTTATAACAAATTCTAATAAATTAATTAGAGCAGATTTAACTTATATTTTAGTAAAAGGAGAATAACATGAATATTTACTTTCTATGCGGTGTTTTACTCGGCTTTATATTTGGCATTGGCTTTGTTGTATTACTACTTATGAGCCTATTTGAGAAATGTGCTTTCAAGTATACCCGTTATATTCCTAAAGATGAATCGAAAGAAAGGAAGTGATAGAGATTAACACAAACAAGTTTGACGAAAGAGGAAAAAAGGAACTCGCTAATCCTATCCATTTATCAGATATACGACCGATCGACTTTATTGGTTTTCCAGCATCATTAGAGAATCTAGCAGAAGAATGCTCTGAACTTGCACAGGCATCTCTTAAACTTGCTAGAAAATTGCGTGGCGAGAACCCTACTCCAAAAACATTCAATGAACTGAATGCTAATCTAATAGAGGAAATGGCAGATGTTCAACTACTAATTGAGGAGATTTACAATAGCACTAATCTTAAGAGTGCTAGTTCTACCAGTATAGATAACATTAAAATTATGAAACGTAGGAGATGGATTAAGCGATTGATCGAAACTAATGAGGGAGATTAAAAAATGCCAAAAAACAAGGGTATATACAAGATATTCAAGACTAAAGAAGAATACGAATATACAATGACATGTATGAGAACTATTATGCAGCAACAAACATTAGATTGTATTACACTAGTTCTCAATGAAGATTTTGGCTTTGGTCCTAAGATGTTTTCTAAATTAAACAACTGTTTTACAAAAAAGTGGAACGAAATGTGTGAACTGAATAACGAGGATGTAAAGTGTGATAGAGACCTCGTATATAGTGAAGCTAAAATTGATGAAGCTTTATTGAGAGCAGTTGGCAAAGAAAACTTTAAGCCTCATTCAGAAAGATATCGGCTATGAACTAAGATCGCATAAAAAACAAGCCCTATAATAGAATTATATTTTTAAAGGAGAGATTAATATGCTTAATTCAACAAAAAAGAAACTGATCAAGTTTGGAGTTTTAGGATTGTGCATGATAGTATCCTCTATTGCAGAGGGTATATTCAGCAAATCTATAGACAATAGTCTTGATGAGTTGCTACCTGATGAAGAAACGGAAGAACTCGAAGAAGAATATGAGGAAGATGAAGAAGAGTAAAACTTAAAGAGGTGCTAAAACAAGCATCTCTTTTTTATTTTTTAAAGGAGGAAAAGTAATGGCAGAGATCCCTTTTGAAGTAGATAATTTATCGAATTCGCATAAAACAAGAGAAGAACGGGCCAACCAAGAAGCTAAAAAAAAGAATTTAGAAAAAGTTGTCGAAGGTTCAGTACGTCTAGAGAAAAAAACTCTGGGCAAGAAATTTGCAGAAACTTTCCTAAAAGAAGACGTACAAACAGTAAAGAAAAGTATCTGGTATGATATTATTATACCCAAAGCCAAAGACATGCTTTATACTTGTATAACTGATGGCATTAGTATGATGCTTTTTGGTGAAACTAAAGGAAAAAACATTAATAGAATTGGAGGAAATTCTTATGTCTCGTACTCTAGCTACTACAACTCAAATACTGGCAATAACAACCGAACTATTAGCGATAGGGATAGAGCTATCCATAATTTCAGCGGGTGTATATTTGACACGAGAGGTGATGCGGAAAGAGTCCTCTCAGAACTCTTCGACCTCACAGTCGACTACGGGCAAGCGTCGGTGGCCGACTTTTATGATCTCGCTGGCATAGAGCGTAAATACACAGATGACAACTGGGGCTGGAAGGATCTCAGAGATGCTAGTGTAAGCAGATGCCGTGATGGTTATATTATTAATTTCCCGAAAGTAATTCAGTTAGGAAGATAAAGAGGTCTATACAACCGGCCTCTTTATATTTTAAGGAGAGATGATAATGACAAGAAAACGATTTGTTAAGCTATTAATGGCCAAGAAAATCCAACGAAATACTGCTAATTCTTGCGCCGACTCATGCTTGAGATATAATGTAAGTTACCAAACTGGATACGATAACTGGATGACTCTTTACTCTACAGCAACAGGAATCAAAGATACAAATACAGCTGTTTTGTTTGTTATCATGCTTTGGTGTATGATTTGCAATGAGAATACTGCTAAATATTATTTAGGCCTTGATTCTGCTAGGATTCCAGTAGAAACAGTAGCACAACAATATTGTAATGGAGAGATGCAATTTTTATGACCAAAAAACATTTTATTAAGCAATTAATGAGTAAAGGCATACCAAGAAATGATGCTGACCATTATGCAACTATGTGCAATGATTTGCACTACGTTCGTGAAAGAGTACTAGACAATTGGAATAAAGTCTATCCTTTTATTGAAGATGCAAATGTCTCCGTTTATAACTCGTATTTTTATTGCATGCTATGGCGTATGTTATTTCCAATAGATATCGGATTATACTATAATAGCGATTTCTATCAAGATATCAAAAAGTATGGAGAGATGCTAAAATGACCAGAAAACGTTTTACTAAACTCATTATGGCTAAAGACTATTCTAGAGATGACGCTGAAGCTTTAGCAGATTGGGCTATTTGGACATATAAATCTTATGATATTACTTACCGAAAGTTCGTAGAAAGTAATGGACAATTCTCCATTATATTCATAGCTGGTAAATGGAGACTAGTATTTGTGCCGCCAATGACTGCCGAAGGAGGAACAGAAATACGATATGGAAACGCAGCAATCGAATAAATGTAAGTTCTGTGATCCTGATATTTTTAGAACTTATCTGATAGCTAAAGAAATTTGACCATATATAACTTTGCAGCTTGAGAATTCTTTTGGTTATGTGCGTATTATAGCTACTGGAGATAATAATGCCGATTATGCTCCTAAATTTTGCCCAGAATGTGGACGAGAACTAACTGATTAATAAAGGAGAAAATAGTATGAAAATTATGTACCCTAGTTTTGAGATTCTTACTGATATTTCAAAAGATGGATCTGACGAACTTAAACTTATTGAAAGAGCAGCTAGAACCTGCTACAAATCAGAAGGACAGATTACAGAAAGTACGGAATCTGCTGAAAAGCTTATTAGGAATCTCATTAAGAATGAACATGAAGCTATGCTAGAGCATTCTGTTCTATCTATTAAGATTATTTGTGATAGAGGTGTATCACATGAAATTGTAAGGCATAGACTTTTCAGCTTTGCGCAGGAATCTACTAGATATTGTAACTATAGTAAAGACAAATTTGGAAAAGAAATAGCTGTTATTTCTCCTAAGTTTGTTGATTACAAAGAGTATTATATTTGGAAGAGAGCTTGTAAAAAGAGTGAAAAATCATATTTTAAGCTTCTTAGTCAAGGTGTTTCTCCACAGATTGCTAGATCAGTTCTTCCTACTTGTTTGAAGACTGAAATCGTAGTTACTGGAAACTATCGCGAATGGAGACACTTCTTTAAACTTCGTTGTGATAAAGCAGCACACCCTCAAATTCGGGATATTGCCGATGAGATACTAATTGAAGTACATGACAAGATCCCCGTCATCTTCGATGATATTTATGATGAGTTCATAAAAGCATAATTCTATAAACCTCAAATAAAAAATTTAATAAAAAGGAGCCTGCTAACATGGCTAAGAAATCTACTAACAACCACAAACCCAATATCTTTGATATTTTAAGCAACAAACTTAATACAGCAATAGATTTTGTTAACTATGTAATTGATCCTAAAAAATACGGTCTGCACATACTGAAAGTACTTGGAGTTGTGCTTTTGTGCATTTTGTGCAGTAATTATCAGCTTAGAAAAGATAAGAATTACTACGAAGAGCAGATTGATATTTTGAAAACAGATTATGAAGCTCAGATAAATGATGTAATCGATCAGGCTGAAAGTGGTATTTATACTACTATGCATCTACTTGATAATTATGAAGACGATGTATATGTCCTTGCGCAGCTTCTTACCAAATGGGAAGACATGTATCCGGGTCTTACTAGTGAAGCCCGTACAATGGCTTGCTGGTGCATACTCAATCGTGTTGACAGTGATGATTATCCTGATAGAGTTCGCGATGTAGTAGAGCAGCCATACCAGTTTGATGAATACGATGATAGATATTACTTTACTGAGGAAAATGTAAATATTGCTACTAATCAGATTGCTAAATGGTCGAATGGAGATACCCATTTAGTACCTAAAGGAGCTATATACATGACTATTTCTTCAAGTGGTGTTGAACTCAGAGACACTTTTGAAGAGACTTCCTATACTAATCATTGGAGAGCCTAATTATATTTAATGGAGAGATGAGTAAACTATGATTTGCCATAAATGTGATAGATGCGGAACCCAATATGATAATAATTCTAGGCTGCATATGGACGACGGCCCAATAATGTATAATTTTAAATATGATTTTATAGATCCTATGGACCAATATAAGAACGGAACTCGATCTCTTGATTTGTGTCCAAAATGTTCATTCGAGTTCAAGCAATTTCTTCAATATATAGATTAAAGGAGATGATCATATGGGACAAAAAACTGTAGTCTTTGACTTTGATGGTGTAATTCATAGTTATACCTCTGGATTTACATGCATTGCAGATAATATGGATCCTCCTGTTCCGGGCATTAAAGAAGCGATTGATGATATCCGAAAAAATGGGTACTATGTAGTAGTTGTATCTTCTCGTTGTGCGGATCCTTTAGGAAAAGAATCTATATGGAAATATTTATGGAAGTATAATATTACAGTAGACGATGTCCGAACAGAAAAGCCAGCAGCAGTAGCTTATATTGATGATCGAGCTATATGCTTTGACGGCGATCTGACTACTCTTTTATCCAAGATTCAGAATCTTACTCCATGGAATAGAAAGGATAAATACAAATGAATATTGTTTCTCATAATTGTGATCTATGTGGTAAAAAATTCAATCAGGATGAAGATAAAGCCTTGTTTAATGTTATCTTAGACCACGAAAAGCTGCATGTTAAAAATATTTGTATACGAACTGAGGAGTATACAGGAATCTTTACACCTTTATATTTTTGTCCAGAATGTGCAAAAGATATGAAAAACTTTATTCGTAACAAGGAGAAGAATAGAAATGAAAGCAAATAAATGTGATTGCTGTGGCAGATATTATGATGCTAAATCTAGCTTTAGCACAAGAGTTGTTAAAATTGATTTGCCAGAATTTTTTCCCGAAAATGCTGGTATTGAAACTATTAAATTTATTGGCAGGACCAAGAATTTAGAATTTATACACGATATTGATCTGTGTGGAGTTTGCTGTGATGCATTAAGCCAATTCTTCAAAGATAGAAGAAAAGATTATGATGAAAGTACCAATATCCGCCATATGTGATTTATGTAGCAAAAAATTCGAGAAGGGCGAAAAAGAAACGCTTTTTAAAATTACAAAAGAAAATGGTAAGAATATGGATATTACAGATCTATACATACGAAACCAATGCCATGATTCGTTCAGATCCCATTTTCAGATTTTCAGTATAGATATTTGTCCTGAATGTGCACAAGATTTGAAAGAATTTTTGCAGAATAAAAACCGTAATATTTATTAAGAAAGGTGTTATATTATGTCTAAAGCAGCGGTATGCGACCTATGCGGAGTTTTATTTAAGCCTGATGACGATCATAAACCTATATTTACTGTAAAAAATTCTACAGCAAATGCTCCTACTTATCATGCGGAACGAATACTAGTAGATTTTACAGAACTTTGTTTATATTATCCTCCTGATCTATGCCCTCAATGCAAAAAAGATATAAAAGATTTCTTGCATTCTAAGAACCCAAATATTTATTAATTCGCATAAAATACAAACCCTATAATAGAAGACAAAAATCTTCTTATATTTTTATTTTTTTGAAAGGAAGTTTATTATGAACTTTGCAAACGTTAAAGAAACAGCTATAAGAACTATTAGTATGGCAGGACTTAAAGTAAAGAAATATAGTCCAGAGATTCTTGTTGGTGTCGGCATTGTAAGCGCAATCGGTAGCACTGTTGTTGCATGCCGCTCTACTCTTAAAGTAGACGAAGTACTAGACAAGAGTAAAAATGACATTCATAAGATTAAGAAAGCTAAGGAAGAGTTCGGTGAGACTGGTCAGTATTCTGAGGATGACTATAGAAAAGATATGACTATTGTCTATACTAAGGCTGGTATAAGCCTTGTTAAACTTTATGCTCCTTCTGTAGCTCTTGGGATATTCTCTATTGGATGCCTAATTTCAAGTCATAACATTATGCAGTCTAGAAACATCGCCTATGCTGGTGCTTATGCTGCAGTCGAGCAGGCATACGCTAAGTATAGAAATGCTGTAGCCGAAAAGATCGGTACAGAGGCTGAGAATAAGATCTACAATGATATTCATGAAGAGAAGTACGAGACAGCCATAGTTGATGAGAATGGTAAAGAAAAGAAGATCAAGCAGAAAGTAGATGTAGGTGACCCTACCAATTACGATTTCTATTCTCGTTGCTTCGATGAATCTTGCCCCGAATTTGTCAAGGGAGATCCAGAGCATAACAAGTACTATCTTCTGACTATGCAGAATTGGGCAAATGCTAGACTTCGTGCTCGTGGATATTTGTTCTTGAACGAAGTTTATGATGCACTTGGTATGCAGCCTAGCAAAGTAGGTCAGTTTGTTGGTTGGATTTACGACCCAGAGAACAACACTAAAGGTGATAACTATGTCGACTTTGGCATGTTTGATCTTCATGATGCTAAGAAGAGAGACTTCGTCAATGGTTATGAACCCGCCATTTGGCTACACTTCAATGTCGATGGAGATATTATGGAAGCACTTGGTTGAAGGGATCTGAATAGTATCGGCACAGGTACTATTCAAGATATTTTTGACTATCCGCAACTATTTGAAGCTGCATTTTTATAAAAAATTTAATAATTAAGGGATGATTTTTGTGTATAAAGTTGCCCCATTTAGGTACAGACTAGAGTGGTTCTTTAACAAGAAAGCTAATAGAGGACTGGGATTTTGGAAAAAAGTTCTAGTCCTTTTTGGTTTTGACTACCATTATAGTTTATATTTGTACTGGATTAATAAAGGAGACAATAAGAGATGGAAACAGAAGAAACAAGCATAGGCAAAGATTTTGCTGAATTGTCCAAAAAATTAGCTGATAATTTTCACGAAGGTAGTAAAAAAGCTATTACTGACAGATTGCAAAATTTGAAAATCGGTATCCTTAATGCACAGCAAGACATGGTGAACCATCCGCCTCATTACAATCATGGTAAATTCGAGACTATCGATGTCATTCGTGATATTGTTAGTGGGTATGGAAATCCTTGGCATGCATACCTTATTGGCCAAGTGATTAAGTATATTTCAAGAGCTCCTTTTAAAGGAAGTTATTTTCAAGATCTATCCAAGGCGCATTGGTATCTTACTACGCTTCTGAATGATATTGATGATGACGTTAACAAGCTTATAAACGATAATAATGATGACGTTGAATAAAATATGAAAGAAAGGTGACTAAGATGAACTATGTAAAAGATATTTTGCTGTTTAGTACTGGTCTCGCAGTCGGATCTCTCGGAGCATATTTTCTTATAAAAAAGAAGTATGAAGATGCAGTATCCGAAGATATTGAGAGCGTAAAAGATGCTTTTAAGAAAAAATGCGATGGCTGCACTAAAAAATATACCGTTCATGATGAATCATCTATTACAAATAGTAATACTATTATTCCAGATAGTACTCACTTGGATGCTGAAAAGACAAAGTACGGAAGTGATATTTTTGCAAAAGAATCATTTAATACCGATTCAGATGATTCTGATCAGCAATCTGTAGATTACACTAAGTATGCAAATAGATATTCTACAGATGCAGAAGAAGAGTTTGACTATGAAGATCGCGAATACCCAAGAGAGAATGTTCAGGAATCTCCTTACATGATTAGTGAGCAGGAATTCTCTGAAGGATGCCTTGCATATGACAAGATCGATCTTGAGTATTATATTTATGACGATGTTCTAGTCAATGAGGATATGGAGATTGTTAGTGATATTAACGGAACTATAGGCACTGACAATATTCTTCTATCCTCTCAGACTAACAAGCCCGTGTTTTATATTAGAAATGAAAAGCTGTCTACAGACTATCAGGTAACTAAGATGCGACAGCACTATGAATAATAAAGGAGATATTTTTATATGGCAAATGAATCAGCCATTGATTATATTCGAGAAGAGTATTTCCATTGGCTATTAGATATTGTTGGTATGTATCCGGGTTATATTGAGGAGGGCGAATACCCATCGCATGTAAAGATGCTTTGGCAGCTTTATAACACTGAATTCTATTGGACCGTTAACAACGATGGAAATCGTGCATCGGATGGTATGAACCTACGTGCACAATTTGTCGATAGTTATTCAGGTCCTTATGATATTGTCAGTACTCAGGAACTCGGAGTCAGAGGTGGCAAGTGCAGCGTTCTAGAGATGCTCATAGGTTTGGCATGCCGTATCGAAAATGATATTATGTATGATCCATCAGAAGGAAATCGCACTCATATATGGTTTTGGAAGATGATAGAAAATTTAAATCTTGTTTCCGTCGATGACTACACCTATAATAAGGATTATGTTCATGGTATAGTTGATAATTTTCTATCAAGAAGATACAACAAAAACGGACGTGGTGGACTGTTTCCTATAAAGTATACTCGAGTTGATCAGCGAGAGATAGAAATTTGGGATCAGATGAATGGTTATATTAGTGAAAATTTCAGCTTTTAAATAACGAAAGGGGCGCAATATGAGATGCTCGACTTCTTAACAATCTCGACTAAGTGCCCCAAGAGCGGGATTGTTGAGATTTATCCAAAATTTATTGTTGGAAAAAGTAACGATCTCATGATAAGAGGTGGCGATTTTTATGCTATTTGGGATGAGGAGCAGAAGTTATGGATAACTGAAGAATCTGAAGCTATTAGATTAATAGACAATGAGACTACAACCTATTACAAAAACTTCCAAAAAAGAGATCCTGATGATAAAGTGCATCCTTTATATTTGTGGGATTCCGATACTGGCATGATAGACAAGTGGCATAAGTATGTCCAAAAGCAAATGCCTGAGTCTTATCACCAGCTAGATGAAAAACTTATATTTAAAAACACAGAAGTTCGTAAAAGAGATTATGCAAGCAAACGGTTAAACTATGCTCTCGAGGAAGGAGACTTCTCTGCATATGACGAGCTTATGTCTACTTTATATTCTCCTGAGGAGAGAAAAAAAATAGAGTGGGCTATAGGCGCGATTGTATCTGGGGATTCCAAACAAATTCAGAAGTTCTTAGTTCTCTATGGCTCAGCAGGTACCGGTAAATCTACTGTATTGAACATTATCCAAGATTTGTTTGATGGATATTACTCAGTATTTGATGCTAAGGCCCTAGGTTCTTTGAATGGAACCTTTGCTTTGGAAGCGTTTAAGTCCAATCCTTTGGTAGCAATCCAGCATGATGGTGATTTGTCAAGAATCGAAGATAATACTCGTATTAACTCGATAGTCTCTCACGAGGTTATGACAGTTAATGAGAAATTTAAGTCAACTTATTCTAGCAAGTTTAATTGCTTCTTATTTATGGGAACAAATAAGCCAGTTAGGATAACAGATGCTAAATCAGGCATTATACGAAGATTAATCGATGTATCACCATCTGGAAACACTGTTCCAAGGAAGAGATACGAGGAACTAAAATCTCAGATTAAATTTGAGCTTGGTGGTATTGCTTGGCATTGCCTTAGTGTTTATGAGAACGATCCCAGTGCTTATGATGATTATATTCCAATAGAAATGCTTGGTGCATCGAATGATTTCTATAACTTTGTTCTAGATTCTTACGAGATATTTAAGCAGAATGATGGAACCACATTGAAAGCTGCTTGGGAAATGTATAAACAGTATTGCGACGATGCTAAAGTTCCATATCCGGTTCAATTGAGAACTTTCAAGATGGAATTACGTAACTATTTCAGAGAGTTTAGAGAACGAGATCGAGATGATAACGGTCAGTATGTACGCAACATTTATAGTGGTTTTATAAAGGACAAATTTATATCCGATATAAGACCATCTGATGATATTAACGAACCGACTATTATATTTCGAGAAGAGAAGTCTATATTTGACTCTGAGTACTACGACTATCCAGCTCAGTATGCTACTTCAGAAGGAACACCATTAAAGAAATGGGATAATGTGACCACGACATTGGCTGATATTGATACTAGCAAGCTTCACTATGTTCGAGTTCCGGAAAATCACATAGTAATTGACTTTGATTTAAAAGATAAAAACGGAAAAAAGTCTTTTGAAAAGAATCTTGAAGCAGCTAGTAAATGGCCAACCACTTACGCCGAACTAAGCAAAAGTGGAGCGGGAATACATTTGCATTATATTTATGATGGTGATGTCTCTAAATTGAGTAGGATTTATGACGAAGATATTGAGATCAAAGTATTCACTGGTAACAGTAGTTTACGACGTCTTCTTACAAAATGCTCAAACAATCCTATACGAACTATCAAAACAGGTCTTCCTTTGAAAGGAGAGAAACCCGTGGTCAATTTTGATGGAATCGCTAATGAGAAATCTATTCGGACTATGATCAAGCGTAATCTGAATAAAGAGTACCACGATTCTACTAAATGCAGCATAGACTTTATTAAAAAGATATTAGACGATGCATATGCTTCAGGCATTGGATATGACGTTACTGACATGAGACCCGCTATTCTTGATTTTGCAAGTAATAGCACTCATCAGGCTAGCTATTGTATCAAGGCGCTTAATGATATGCATTTCTGTAGTGAGCAACCCAATGAACAAGTTGAAGAGTATGAGCCTAATGATGATTTTGTATTCTTTGATTTGGAAGTTATGAAAAATTTGTTTGTGGTTTGCTGGAAAATGCGTGGAGAAAACCACAAGACTGTAAAAATGATTAATCCTACTCCAACTGATATTGAACCCTTGCTTAAGTATAAGCTTATAGGTTTCAACAATAGGAGATATGATAATCATATTTTGTATGCGAGGCTGATAGGTTATAATAATGAGGAGTTGTTTGATCTTTCTCAGAGGATTATTAATGGTAGCCCTAATTGTATGTTTGGTGAAGCATATAATCTCTCTTACGCTGATATTTATGATTTTGCTTCTGCTGGCAATAAAAAGTCTCTAAAGAAATTCGAGATTGAGCTTGGTATTCATCACCAAGAACTTGGACTTCCGTGGGATCAGCCGGTTGATGAGAAGCTTTGGGAGACAGTCGCAGATTATTGTGTAAATGATGTTATTGCAACTGAGGCTGTCTTCGAGCATTTGCATGCAGACTGGAAAGCTAGATTGATATTGGCGGACATTGCTGATATGAACCCGAACACTACAACAAACACACTAACAACCAAAATTATATTTGGCTCTGAGAAGCATCCTAAGCTCGTCTACACCGACTTTACTACAGGTAAGCAATTTTGTCAAGGAGTTGAAATACCTGTAGATACAAGCTTTATAAACGTGTTTCCGGGGTATAATTACGATAAGTATACCGGAAGAAACATGTATAATGGTGTAGATGTGTCTAAAGGTGGCTATGTTTACGCTGAACCGGGCATGTATGGTAATGTGGCTTTGCTCGATGTAGCAAGTCTGCATCCTCATAGTGCAATCGCTCTAAATGCTTTTGGCGAGTATACACAACGATTTAAGGACCTTGTTGATGCTCGCGTTGCTATAAAACATCATGACTACGACAGTGTACGAAAGATGTTCAATGGCAAACTTGCTAAGTATTTGGAGAGCGACGAAGATGCAGATATGCTCAGTAGTGCTCTTAAGACGCCTATTAACTCAGTTTATGGGCTTACAAGTGCAAGTTTTGAGAACCCATTTAGAGATCCAGCTAATGTAAACAACATTGTGGCGCTTCGTGGAGCCTTGTTTATGGCTACTTTGCAGGCAGAAGTTCAGCAAAGAGGCTTTACAGTAGCGCATATTAAGACGGATTCTATAAAAATTCCTGACGCAACACCCGAAATCATTGATTTTTGTATGAATTTTGCCACTAAATATGGCTATCAGTTCGAGCATGAAGCCACTTATGAGCGTATGTGTCTTGTGAATGATGCCGTTTATATTGCCAGATATGCTACTGTAGATCAATGCAATGCCCTTTATGGAGACAAATATATTGCTCAATCGAAGGATATTTGTAAGAAAAACAAGAAACATCCCGGAGAATGGACCGCAACTGGCGCCCAATTTGCCCAACCCTATGTGTTTAAAACCTTATTTTCAAGAGAAAAAATAGAGTTTGACGACATGAAAGAGGTAAAAACAGTCCAAACAGCCTTATATTTGGACATGAATGAGCAACTCGAAGATGTTTCAGACCTAGAAAAACAGCAAGAAAAGTTATATCAACGTCTTAAGAAGCCAAAAGCAGGCGATAATGAACAAGAAATCCTTGCAGAAATCGCAAAATTATGCGATAAAATTGCTGTTGGACACAATTATCGCTTTGTCGGAAAGGCTGGTGCATTCTGTCCTGTCAAACCCGGATGTGGTGGTGGCATTCTTCTTCGTGAAAAAGATGGAAAATACACCTCTGCAAATGGCACAATAGGTTATAGATGGCTCGAAGCTGAAGAAGTAAAGCTACTTGGTAAGGAAAAAGATATTGATAGAAGTTACTATGATCATCTTGTAAATGATGCTATTATTGATATTTCTGAACTAGGTGATGCCGAATGGTTTAGATCAGATGACCCATATCTTGGAAAAAATAATCCAGAACAGCAAAAATTAATGACTCCAGTACCGTTTTAATTGATATTTAGTAGAGGAGAATCCAAATGTCAAACAATAAGTCTCGTTGTTACAATTGTCCCGATAGATATCCCGGTTGCCATGCTTACTGCCAAGATGAAGACTATATTAAAGAAGAAAAGAGAAAAGCCGAGATTCGTGAAAAAAAGCGCATTGAAAACTTGAAGTATTATGAAACTTATGACTACGGGCGAGACAGTTACAACCGACTGAAGCGAAACAAGCATATTTGTGAGTCTAAAAATCACAAAAAATAAATTATATTTAAAAGGAGAGAATAAAATGGGCAAATCCGAAGAAAATGAAGGACCAATAAGAACAATACGGTGTGATCTTACATCGTTGAGAGATCAAGTGTACGATACTTATCGTAATGTTCTTGAAATGGCCTGCGATTTTAAGTCAGTATCACCTGATTTGACAGATGATATAAAAGAATTCAGTGATATCGAGAAATTCTTTGACGACAATCTAGAACACACCAGTGTAGACAATATACTTCATGATATTATGCTCTATGCTAATGGAACGCAAAGAATACTTATGGATATTCGTAAAGCTATAGGCTAAAGGAGAAGAAAAAATGGACCAGAAATACGGTGATATTTACAGTAAATTGACTAATCAGACAGAGAGAGATACAACAAAGGATACGCCTAAAGGTATACCCGATGGATGGAAACCTTTCAAGAAAAGTGAACATGCTTGCAGTAGCGTTACTTATCACATTTCAGACGATGGTTTTCCTGAGTACCCCGAAAACATGTCTGTGTTGAAGAATTTGATTGAAACTTGTGATAATATTAATGCTCTTATTGTTAATTTGAACAGCATTGCAGGAGCTATCGGAGGAATCAATACTCAAAACTTGGTTCCTATTACTTCAGACAATTCAGTATTCTTCAGTGAAGAGTCTACTGAGTGTTTCTCTGTTATGGCAGGAACGATGGCGATTTGCAGAGCGGCTAATGCTTGCAGCAACATATCTGCCGAAATTGTTAAGCAGATTCGTGGACGTTAATCATATTTTTTAAAGGAGAAAATAAAAATGGCTAGAAACGATATCGTATTTGAGCATGCAGAGATTACCTTCCGCAACTTCTCTGGTAAACCAACTGCTTTTAGCGCTAATCCGGGTAGAAACTTCTCTATTTGGCTTAGTCAGGAGCAGGCTAAGGAACTTTCCGACAATGGTTGGAATGTTCGTATGACTAATCCTACAAACCCTGAGTATGAGCCTCGTCCTTATCTTCCTGTAAAGGTTGAATATGATAATTATCCGCCAAAGGTAGTTCTCGTTAAGGAGAGCACTAAGAAGATGATTCCTCTGGATGAAGAGAGTATCAAGCAGCTTGACTACGCTGAGATTATCAATGCTGATGTAGTAATCAATCCTTATAATTGGGAAGTTAACGGAAAGAAAGGTATCAAAGCATATTTGAAGTCTATGTACGTCACCATTGCAGAAAATGTGCTTGATGATAAGTATGCTGATTACAGTTATTAATTATGGTTACTTTACTTCCTCATCAAGAAGAAGCTCTTAAACAACTTAGGTCTGGCTCCATCCTTCGGGGTGGAGTCGGATCAGGTAAATCTATAGTTGGAATTGCTTATTACTTTACTAAAGAGTGCGGTGGATTACTTGATGGAAAACAACATGGTTATGATACTGACTATGTTCCTATGAAAAATCCTAAAGACTTTTATATTATAACTACAGCTAAAAAGAGAGATTCCGGTGAATGGAGACTTGATTTGGCTAAATTCTTGCTAGATGAAGAAGATGATATGTTCTACGAGAATGGTGTAGTTATAGATTCATGGAATAATATTCAGAAATATACTGATGTCGAAAACGCATTCTTTATATTTGATGAGCAACGAGCTATAGGTTCAGGAGCTTGGTCTAAAGCTTTTATACAAATTGCCAAGAAAAATCATTGGCTACTACTTAGTGCTACACCCGGGGATGACTGGATGAATTATGTCCCTGTATTCATAGCTAATGGTTTCTACAAAAATCGTGCGGAATTTATTCGTAGACACGTAGTATTTAGTCGTATCGCTCAGTATCCTAAAGTAGAAAGATATCTTGAAGTCGATAGGTTATGGCAACTTAGAGGTATGATAACGGTGGATATGGACTTTATGCGTAACACAACTCGTCATGATATTGATGTAATATGTGAGTACGACCATGATATTTATAAAACTTTGTTCAAAAATCGCTGGAACGTTTACGACGATGTGCCCATAAAGAATGCTGCAGAGATGTGCAGATTGTTACGCAGATGTGTTGATACAGATCCTGACAAAATTGAGAAGGTAGAGGAAATTATAGCTTCTCATCCTCGTGTAATAATTTTCTACAATTTTAACTATGAGTTGGATATTCTTAAAGACATATGTGATCGTATGTGTATCACCTATGCAGAATGGAATGGCCATAAACATCAGCTTATACCACTAGAAGATTCTTGGGTTTATCTTGTGCAGTACTCTGCTGGTTCGGAAGGATGGAATTGTATAACCACAGATACTATTATATTCTATTCGCAAAACTATTCGTATAAGATAATGGAACAAGCTTCTGGTAGAATCGATCGTATGAACACCGGCTATCAAGATTTATATTACTATCATGTGCGCACAAATTCATCAATAGATTTAGCAATTTTAAAGGCTTTAAAAAAGAAAAAAAACTTTAATGAAAATAATTTTGTAAATTTTTTGGAGACTTAAATTGGCTATTCGTATGCTATTCTTCTCTTAAATTTTTTTTCAATATTTGGGTCTCAAAATTGCCAAAAATTGGTTAAAAATGTCTAAAAAATTTGTGTCACTTTTATTTTAAAAAGTGGCACAAAAACGTTAAAAAGTGACACATGTGCCACTTTTTGTTAAGATTTTAGTGATTTTGTTCTTCCAATTTTTGGCAATTTTTGGGTTTTGTGTCACTTTTTGCCAGTTTTGTGTCACTTTTGTGTCACTTTTCAGAAAAAAAGTGGCACAAATTTCTCGCATAAAAAACATAGGCTATATATTATCTCGAAAAATGGCCATTTTTAGCCCTTTTTTGGCACTTTTTCGCATAAAAAACAAATGCTATATAACTTGAAAGTTTGTGTCACTTTTGTCACTTTTTTTCATATTAATTGCGAAAATAAAAAATAAAAAATAAAGAGTTTTACGAAAAAAAAGTGACAAAAGTGACACAAATGATATTTTTGAGTCAAAAATGATATTTTTAGGTTGGCTAGGAATGACTGTAAAAAATATGAAAAATTGCGAGAAATGTGCGAGGAATGTGCGAGAAATGTGCGAGAGTTTTCTGAAGGTTGACTACGAATCTTTTACACTTATATTTTTGCCTCGCATCATTTACACATGCTATAATAGAGAGGAAGAGTAAGATATGCTTTTATCGCATATCTTATATTTTTATTTTTTAGGAGAAAAACAACAATGGCTTTGGAAAACAGATTTAAAACAGAACTTATTAAAGAGCTTGAAAAGATGTTTCCCGGTTGCATGATATTTCATCTTAATCCAAATGAACTTCAAGGAGCTCCCGATCTTTTAATTTTGTATAAAGATCGTTGGGCTGGACTTGAAGGAAAGAAAGATAGGACCGCGTCTCATAGACCGAATCAGTCTTATTATGTGGACAAGATGAATAACATGTCATACTGTGCTTTCATCTACCCAGAAAATAAGGAGGAAATTCTTCGTGAACTTCAATCAGCACTTGAACCTAATAGGCCAGCATGCATTTCTTAGCGCCAGTCAACATTCATGGCTTAATTGGGATCTTGAAAAATTAGCCTTACGATATAAGAATGCAAAAGCTGCCGAAAAAGGAACACGACTCCACGAATTAGCAAAAGAACATATAGAACTAGGAATACGAATGCCTAAAACTAAAAATACATTGAGTATGTATATCAACGATGCAATTGGTTTTAGGATGACGCCGGAACAACCTTTATATTATTCTGAGAATTGTTTTGGAACTGCAGATGCTATTTCTTTCAGAGATAATTTCTTAAGAATTCACGATTATAAATCTGGGGAGACTCCCGTTTCAATGGATCAACTAAAAATCTATTCAGCTCTATTTTGTCTAGAGTACCGAATGGATCCTCATAAGTTGTCCGGAATTGAACTAAGAATTTACCAATCAAATGAAAGAATCGTCTGTGTTCCTGAGCCTGACGAAATTTCTGATATCATGGAAAAAATTGTGATATTTGATAAAGAATTACAAAAGATTAAAATGGAGGATGTCCTATGAGTACTGAAGAATTAATGGATGAGAATGATATTCTAGAGCACTATGGTGTAGGGCATCTTGACGGCGGACATTCCGGTAGATATCCTTTTGGTTCTGGTGAAGATCCTTATCAGCACAACGGTGGGTTCAGAGGATATGTAAATGATCTTAAGAAACAGGGTTGGACCGAAAAAGAAATCGCTGAAGGTTTTGGCATGTCCACTACCGAGCTTAGATCTAGAGTTTCACTCGAACGAGCTTCACAGAGAACTAAGGATACTGAACAAGCTTTGGCCTATAAAGATCAAGGATACAGTAATGTAGAAATTGGCAAGATGATGGGCATCAATGAATCTACGGTTAGATCGCTGCTTAACCCGACAATCAAAAGTAGAACCGAAGCCATTAATAATACCGCTGATATTCTTCGAGAAGCAGTATCCGAAAACAATTATATTGATGTTGGTGTAGGAACAGAATTATATTTAGGAGTTAAAAGAACTAAATTAAAAGCTGCTATTGCGCAACTAGAAGACGAAGGATATAAAGTATATTATAGCAAAGTCGAACAAATGGGAACCGGTGAATCAACTTCTTTGATGGTTCTTTGTCCTCCCGGAACTGATTATAAAGAATTCATTAACAATCAGGAACGTATAAATATCATTGATAATAAATATACTGATGATGATGGCTTAACTTACACCACTAAGAAAGCCCCCGAAAATATATCTAGCGATCGTATATATGTTAGATATGCTGAACAGGGTGGAACTGATAGAGATGGTGTAATCGAGCTAAGAAGAAACATTGAAGACCTTGATCTTGGAAGTTCTAGATATGCGCAAGTTCGTATTGGTGTAGATGGCACCCATTATCTTAAAGGAATGGCTATGTATAGCGACGATATTCCAGATGGTTATGATATTGTCTTCAATACTAATAAGCATGAAGGAACACCGGTTACTGGAGACAAGGACAACACTGTTCTTAAACTTCAGAAGAATGACGAAGATAATCCGTTTGGTGCGTCAATCACTCGACAATCTGGAGCTCTTAACATTGTTAATGAAGAGGGCGATTGGAATACTTGGTCTAGAAACCTTGCATCACAGATGCTTTCCAAGCAACCAGTGGCATTGGCAAAGAAACAGCTAGACTTGGCTTATGCCGACAAGCAAGAAGAGTACGATGAAATTATGTCTCTTACTAACCCAGTTGTGCAGAAGAAACTTCTCGAATCTTTTGCAGACGGATGTGATGCTGCTTCTGTTAATTTAAAAGCGGCGGCTTTGCCAAGGCAAGCCAGCAAAGTTATATTGCCATTTCCTGACATGAATGAGAATGAGATCTATGCTCCTACATATAACAACGGTGAAAGCGTAGTCCTTATTAGATATCCTCATGGAGGTAAGTTTGAAATACCAGAACTTACTGTAAATAATAATGTCAAATCGGCCAATAGTGTTATACACAATGCTATTGATGCTGTTGGTATAAACCCTAAAGTGGCGGCAAGATTGTCAGGCGCAGACTTTGATGGTGATACTGTCCTTGTTATTCCTAATACTGGTGGTATGATCAAAACTGCTCCTGCTCTAAAAGGATTAGAAAACTTTGATCCTAAAGAGATTTATAAGCTTCCGGCAGATGCACCTAAGATGTCTAACAAAACTAAACAATTGGAAATGGGAAAAATCTCAAATCTAATTACCGACATGACACTTAAAGGTGCTAATGCTGATGAACTTTGTAGAGCTGTTAAGCACTCAATGGTTGTCATTGATGCCGAAAAGCACCATCTAGATTATAAGCAATCATATGAAGACAACAAGATACAAGAGCTAAAAGACAAGTACCAAGAAAAAGAAAATGGTAAGTCTGGTGGAGCTTCTACTCTTATCTCTAAAGCTAGCTCAGAAGAGAGAGTTGCTAAGAGAAAAGAAGGAAAACTAGTAACAGATGAAACAACAGGTAAGACTAGTAGGCAGTACATTGATCCTACTACTGGTAAGAAACTATATGAAGAAACTGGCGAGTCTTATTACAAACCAAAAGTTAATAAGAAAACTGGTGAAGTTACTTATACAGAAGTAAAGCGAACAGAGAAGTCCACTAAGATGGCTGAAACCGAAGACGCTTTCACTCTGTCTTCAGGAACTCAAATAGAGACGACCTATGCAGAGTATGCTAATAAACTTAAGGCATTAGCCAATACTGCAAGAAAGTCTTACCTATCTGTCAAGACAACCGAAAGAGACCCCGAGGCTACAAAAAAGTATTCTGAAGAAGTTTCAACTCTTAATGCGAAGTTAGAGATTGCACAGATGAATGCTCCCAAAGAACGCAGGGCACAACTTTTGGCTAATACCCTCCTCAAAGCAAAAAAAGAGGCCAACCCAGATATGGACGCCGATGATGTTAAGAAAGCTAAAGGCCAGTGTCTTACCGTGGCTCGTGTAAGAACCGGGGCCAGTAAGACTAGGATTAACATCACCGATAAGGAATGGGAAGCAATCCAAGCAGGTGCTATAAGTAGTAGTAAACTATCCAGTATACTAAATAATGCTAATCTTGATGACGTGAAGAAACTAGCTACACCTAGGAGTAATGGAACTATATCAGACGCCAAGCTTGCATTAATCAAGTCCATGAGCAATTCGGGTTATTCTATAGCTGAGATAGCAGATAGAGTAGGTGTATCCTCATCAACCGTCTCTAAGTATATGGATTAAGAAAGGAGTATACGTTATGGCTAAAGAAGCTATGCTTACAACAATCGATAATCCTTTTGATCCTTTTACTCAGTTCGACGAATGGTATGAGTTTGATGTTTCAAAAGGTTACAATTCTTGTTCTTATCTTGCAAGAATTGCTAAAACTTCAAATGAATTAAGCGAACTTGACAATTCAATTGCGATTGATCAAGCAATCGATGAAATAGTTTCTTTGAATGTTTTAGGAATCTACAAGAAAGTATATTCAAACGAAGAAAAGAATTAAACAATATTAGAAACAAAAATGGAACATTAACACAAAAAATACTCAAAAAACCATAATAACGACTAAAATGTTCCAAAAGACATGGGAGGGGCCTCGCAAAAATATCACCCCTCCTTCAT